TGAAAAAATAAATGGTGAGTTTTCTTGCTCTTATAATAATTTACAATCTTTAGAAGGTTGCCCTAAAATAGTTGAAGGTGATTTTAGATGTTATCAGAATGATTTAACATCTTTGATTGGATCGCCTGAAAAAATAGAAGGATTATTCAATTGTGGTGAAAATAATTTACAATCTTTAGAAGGATGTCCTAATATAATTGAATATAGTTTTTATTGTTTTTGTAATAAATTAACAACTTTAAAAGGTTGTCCTGAAAAAATAAATGGTATATTCAATTGTGGTGATAACGATTTAACATCTTTGGAAGGTGGACCTAAAATAGTATATGGTAGTTTTTCTTGTTCTCATAATAAGTTAATGTCTTTAGAAGGTTGTCCTGAAATAATTGGAGGTGATTTTAAATGTCAAGGCAATCCAGTATTATGTGACAGAGATTTTGAATGGTTAAAACAAAATTGTAAAATTGGAGGTCAAATATTAAGATGAAAATATTAAAAACATATGAAAAGTTCATTCGTAAAGAAAATATAAATGATATTTATAAAAAATATTATTCAGATATTCCTTTTGAAATATTTAAACAAATAGTTGAAAGTGATCCAACATCTTTAATTGATGGTGAACTTTACATGGGTAAATATTGTAAGTGGTTATTAAAACTTTATATCGATAAAATTTTAAAATTAGAGGATCTCTATAAAGTCACAATATATTTAAATATTTATGATAAATTTAAATCTAAAATGGTAATAAAGGATATTAATAAAATAAAATCATTACCATTATTATTTGAACAAATCAAAGATTATATTGAATATGATAATATCAATTATGATGAAAAACATTTAACTGGTCAATTTAAAGAAGTATTTAAAAATGATAAATATAGAATTATAATACCATTGACATTAGAAGCTAGTAAATATTTTGGTAGAGAAACTGAATGGTGTACAACAAATACCGATATGTTCAAATATTACACAAAAAAACAAAACGCAAATATAATATCAATAGATAATTTATATATTTTATATTGTGATGATTTGAATGATAGATATCAATTTCATTTTCATGAAAAACAATTTATGAATATTTATGATAGTGAAATATTATTAGAACGATTCATGCCAGAAAATGATGATATTTATGATTTTTTCAGTAATGCTTTCACTGTTGAAAAATATTATTCTGGTGTATTTATCGGATTTATGAATATTAAATCATTAAAAACTGATATTAAAGGTTTAACTAAATATATTAAGAATTATCCATATGGTGATTTCGCTTGTAATGATAATGTTTTAACAACATTAGAAGGCTGTCCAAGTAAAGTTATTGGTGATTTTAATTGTAATAATAATTCTCTTAAAAATTTAATTGGTGGTCCAACTATTGTAGATGGTGATTATATGTGTTCAAATAATCCATTAACATCATTAGAAGGTTGTCCAAGAAGAATAGAAAATGATTTTTATTGTGCAGAATTAAAAGACTTAGAAACTTTAGAATATTTTCCAGAATATGTTGGAGGTGATGTTATAATATACAACACAAAAAGTTTGACTAAAAAAGATATCAATAATATTAAAAAATTTGTTCGTGGTGTTGTGTTTCATGATATTTTTCTTAAAAAAGATTAAACTTTATCATATAAAAATCTATAATTGAATAGGAAGGAATTTCCTTATAAAAATAATACAATATGTATGGCAAAAAAGAATTCTACATTTTCTTTTGGTGATATGAGAAAATCAATGGAGACAATATCCAAAAAAACATCCATCATTATAGAAAATGAAAAAAAAGTCGCATCATATATAGACACTGGAATATATATGCTTAATGCATTATTATCTAGATCAATTCTACATGGTGGTCTTTCAAAAAATAGATTTACAATATTTGCAGGTGAAGAATCAGTAGGAAAATCATACCTATGCTATGGTATTGCAAGAAATGCACAAGCTGATGGTTATAATATTATTTATATTGATACTGAATTTTCAATAGAATTGTTAGAACTACAAGAATTAGGTATTGATATATCAGAAGAAAGATTCATGTTAATTCGTTCAAATAAAGTTGAAGATTTGAAAGTTATGTTAACTCAATTTTTAGATCAACTTAAAGAACAAAAAATTAAAGGTGTTGATATCAGCAAAACTATAATTTTTATAGATTCAATTGGTCAATTAGCTTCTAATAAAGAAGTTGAAGATGCTATTGAAGGTAAAAATAAAGCCGATATGAGTAGAGCAAAAGCTATCAAATCCTTATTTAGAATTATCACTGCAGATTTAGGTTTCTTGGAGATACCACTTGTCGCAACGAACCATATTTATATGTGTGTTTCTGGTGATGTTATGGTAAGTAAAGCAGATGGATCATTTGAAAAAATCGTAAATTTGAATGTTGGTGATTTCGTAAAAACATTAGATGGTGATAAAATTATAGAAAATATATTTGAATATGATGAATGTGATGCGTTAGAAATAGAAATGGAAGATGGTGAGATAATTAAATGCACACCAAATCATAAATTTTTAGTGAAAGAAAATTGGTCTTCTGATGAAGATGATTCTTGTTGGAAATGTGCATCAGAATTAAATGATGATGATGTAATTCTATCAATAGAATAAATGTGATTAGTGGAAATAAATGATGTTTTTAATTTAATATATACATTAAAGTAAAAATATCATTTATGAAACTGACAATAGAAAATATCATCAATATAATCAAAACATCAAAATCTGTTTCCGCAATTATCCGCAGTTTAAATAAAAATATAATATTAAAAGATTTTATCATATATAAAACATCATTTTTAAATGATGATGCGAATTTGAAGCAAAGATTGTATCATATAAAGAATGAATTATATTCGGTTCAAAAATGTGATATGTGTCATATTAATGATAAGGAATGGAACGATAAACATTCAACATATAAACCATTTTGTTCTAATAAAGATTGTAAAATGAAACATGTAGAAGAAGTTTGTAATCGAGATATAATTAATGATAAAATACATAAAACTAAAATAGAAAGGTATGGTGAAGATTATGGTAAAAAATTATATTTTAAAAATAAAGAAACTTGTATAAGAAAATATGGTGTTGATCATTATACAAAAACTGATGAATATAAGAAACTGATGATGGATAAATTTGGATATATATCACCATTTGAATTGAAAGAAACTCATGAAAAATCTAAGAAAACTTTAATGGATAAATATGGTGTTGATCACAATTTCAAAATACCTGGTATGACACAAAAAATAAAAGACACATTCACATTAAAATATGGATATGATAGACCGTTAAAATGTCCACATATTAAAAATAAAATGATACAAAAGAATATTATTAAATTTGGTTTTTCGTGTCCATTAAAAAATGAAAAAATATTTCAGAAATCTAAAGATAAATTGATGAAAAATTATGGAGTGTTGACACCGTTATCATCATCTGTTATTTTCGAAAAATTTAAAAACACAAATTTAAAAAAATATGGTGAAACTCACTGGATGAAAAATGCTGATTTTTATAATAATTTTTTAAACATTAAGAAGAAAACGACATATAAGATATACAATTTAAATGATGAAGAAATAAAACTTCAAGGGTATGAAGATTATGTTTTTGATGAATTATTAAAATGTTACAATAGAACAGATATACTTATTGGACAAAATCTAAATAAATATATAGGACAAATAAAATATGATTTTAATGAAATTGAACATACATATTATCCAGATTTTTTCATAAAAAGTGAAAATCTCATCATTGAAGTTAAATCACCATATACTTATATGGTAGATTTAGAAAGAAATATAGAAAAAGAAAAATCCTGTATAAATTTAGGATTTAATTTTCAATTTATTATAATAAATAAAAAAGATTATAATATGTGGAAAAGAAAAAAAATTAAATTAAATGAAACTAATTCAAAAGAAAATTAAATCTATCAAAGTATTAGATGAAAAAATTAAGACATATGATATACAAGTCCAAGGAACACATCATTATATTCTTAAAAGTGGAATAATTTCTCACAATTCACAAGATCTATTTCCAAAAGCAATACAATCAGGTGGAAAAGGTTTAGATTATTCTGCCAGTACGATCGTATATTTAACAAAAGCCAAATTGAAAACAGGTGATGAAGATGAACTAGATTTAGGCGCATCTGGAATTATTGTTACTGCGTTAGCTAGAAAGAATAGAAAAGCAAAACCTAAGAAAATTAAATTTGAAATTAATCATGGTTCTGGAACAAATCGTTTTAAAGGATTAGAATATTTTTGCACACCTGAAAATTTTGATACAGTTGGTATAGCCAAAGTTAAAGAAGTAGTTGATAAAAAAACTGGTGAAGTATCATATGAACCAGGTGGAACTAAATGGTTTGTGAAAAGTTTGGGAAAATCTTTTCATGATAGAGGATTATTTAATGCTAATGTATTTACACCAACCGTATTAGCTGCATTAGATCCAATTATTGATAAATATTTCAAATATGCAAGTCAAGAAGAAATTGATAAAATTCAATCTGAAATGGATGAAATGTATGAAGAATATGAAAAAGAATTTGAAATTGATGATGTTAATGATAGCGAATTGTTTGATTAAACTAAAAAACTGAATAATTAATTATTCAGTTTTTTTTGTGATTTTAATCATTCGATTTTTTTATTTAAAAAATATTACTATATTTGTGCCAAATTATATAAATATAATATTATGATTAGAATTAAAGACTTAGAAGAATATTACAAAGTTTCGCGTGACAACGATGTGTATATTCTATATGCATTATCAGAAATGGGTATCTATACACCATCTAAATATGTTGGACATGTGATAAAAGGTGATAAAAAAGGTTATTTTTCAACACCAGGTTGTGAAGCAACTAATGATATTAATGTATTGTTGAATGATATTGATAATAGATTAAAATCGTTTAAATATAATTGTGAATTATATCATCCATCATATCGCAAAGGTTATTTTGAATATATGGCGGTTTATGAACACTTATATAAATTGGGATTCAAATCAGATAGCAGAAATGGTTACAAATTAGAACGCAAGAATATTTATGGTGGGATAGATAAAAATATCAGTTTATCTATACACGGTATAGATTATATGACAGGTGAATCGTTATATTCTAAGGATGACACTAAAACTGTATCTATCATTTATTGGCTTGGTGATTATTCATGGATTGAAGTTAAGACTAAATCTGATGGAACACCAATTAACAACAATCCTGATGAAGTTATACCAGTTATTGATTCGTTATTGAAACCAATATTTTTATATGATTCTATTTCAGATTATCTTTTTGCTGATAAATTGCAATTTGCTGATTTAGAATTAACTGTGAATAAGATGAACACTAATTTTAATTTGAATTCGACAGAATTTAAAGGTGAATTAATCAATAGATTAGAAAATATGTTAACAATATTAAAAAATAAATAATTATGAAAAAAGAAAAAATAATTTCAAACGGTATTTCAGCTATACTTATGTTGTGTATATTTATTGGTGTTATAGTATTCTGTTTAGCTTTTGCAGATGCATATAATGATCAGCAAATTAAATGCGAAAATATGTTAGGTAAAAAAGTTGTTTTGGAAAATGACACATTAGATATAGTGAATTATAACGTTATTCACGATGATTTGATTTTATCTAATGGTTTAAAAATCAATTATGAATATGCGAATAAACATTTAATCAAATGAATATGATAGAATTTGGATCAGTTGAATATTTCACTTTATTAAAATTAAGAGATTTATTGTGTCAACGACAATATAATAATTTAGATTTAAAATGTTTAGATACATTGAAGAATGAATTAGATATTAAAATAAAGAAAATAGAATTAACATATTATGAAACGAAAAATAAATAGAATGAAAGATAAATATAGATTGATTAAAATTGAAACTTTTTCAGATGATGCACAATCAAGTGTGAAATATCAAATTCAAAGAAAAACATTATTTGGATATGTGCGGTGTTTGATTCCAGTGTTAAAACGTTGTTTTGTTATGGGTAATTCAATAGATTATAAATATGTTAAATTTGATTCTATTGATGTCGCCAAAGAAGGTTTGGATAATCTTCAAAAACCGTATGTATATTATTACAAAGGATATAAGATAACTAAGATTTTTATGATAATTCTCAATCTTTCAGATATTATATAGAATGTAAACAAACGTTTAAAGAATTTATCTTAGATGAAAAAAATATTCACTATTCTGATAAATTGGAAATTTTGAAAAAGATTATTGATAGTAAAATAATAAAAACAAAAATAACAATATTATAATGAAAAATAAATATAGAATAATTAAGATTGAAAAAATATCGGGTGCTGGAAAAATAGATATAAAATATGAAATTCAAAGAAAAACATTATTTGGATATAAACGATATTTGATGCCAATATTAAGTCATCATTATAGTAGTTATTCTGGTAGTATTACGGAATTAGTTGATAAACATATTCGTTTTGAATCTTTGACCCTTGCTAAAAAAATTCTGAATCATCTTCAAAATCCATGTGTAGAACTATATAAAGGATATAAGATAACTAAGATTTTATATGATGATTTTCAATCTTTTAAATATTACATAACACTTAAACGAACAGCATTAGATTTCATATTGGATCATGCAGATATTGAATTTTCTAACAATTTGAATGATTTGAAAGAAATCATTGATAGTAAAATAATAAAAACTAAAATCACAACAATCACGATATTATAATTTTTTTTATTCAAATAAAATTATTATATTTGTGATATTAAAATAGAAAGATTATGAAAATACAGTATATGAGCGATTTACATTTGGAAATGAATAGGGTAAATATAAAACCTGAAGATTTGATTCCATCTGGCGATGTTTTGGTTCTTGCTGGTGATAATTTTTATATTAAAAATATTCCAGAAGATTATATTAATTATTTTTCCGAACATTGGAAACAGACTATCATCATTATGGGTAATCATGAACATTATAATAATAAAGATACATTTTATTTAAATGCTGATACTTTGAATATAGATTTGAAGTCTAATGTGAAATTGATAAATAATGATATTTTCAAATATGAAGATGTTACTTTCATTTGCACAACTTTATGGTCTAATATATCTCCAATAAATTCATATGCGATACAAAATTCTTTAGCTGATTTTAAATATATTATAAAAAATTGTAATTATAAAACATTAAAAATAAACGATTTTAATTATTTGCATCGTAAATCATTGAAGTTTTTAATAGAAGCATTAAAAAATGTTGATGGTAAATGTGTTGTAATTACACATCATGCACCAACACAATTAGTTAATCATGAAGATTATAAAAATAGTGATTTGAATGAAGGATTTGTTGTAGAGTTACACGATTTAATTTATGATAGTAATATTGATTACTGGATTTATGGACACACACATCGTAATATTGATGCTGAAATAAATGGAACAAAAATCATAACCAATCAATATGGTTACTATCATGAACATAATATTTTCCAATATGATAAAATAGTAGAAATTTAAAAAATTAAAATTATGAATGAAATTAATGAAGTTAGTAATTGTTTAAAAACTGCAATATTACCAAAATATAATTGTAGTAATTGTTCACATTTTATGTGTAAAAATTTAGAAATAGTAGATACAAAATCTGCTAGATATTATGCCATTGAATGTAAAAATGTTGTTCATCCTTTGCAAGATTGTATATTGAGAGGATTTGAAGCACATTCAGAACAACCAGGTTTAACTAATACCTTAAACGTTTAAAATATGATAGTGATACATTACGATTTTGTTGATGGCACTGAAGTATCATACAAACAAGGTAGAAATCTTAAAGATGGTTTTACAACCAATTGTTTATCTTTTTTCAATATGGATGAAGATGTAGATGATGTTGTAGTTTTGAAAAAAGATGGAACTAAAATTAGTAGAAAAAATATACATAATCATTCTTCAAAACAAATCCGCTTTGAACATAATATTTATAAAATGTTGTTAGCAGATTCTTTTGATTGGTTATAATAATCTAAATATGCAAAATATTATTAAATTGAAATCTCCACATCAAATGATCGTTGGTTCTAAATATAAAATTATAGAACCAATTTATGATGATTATGATGAAGGATTAGAACCTATAATTGAGTATGTAGAAGTTGTTAAGAAGATGAAAAATGATTTTTTATTAAGAAATTTGATAAGTAATATCGAATATGTAAAAGATTTTCGAAACCTTATGAAATGTGATATCGAAGAATATCACATTTTTTAATTTCAGATATTTATATATAATGAAAAATCACACACTATGATCACTAAACAAAAATATTTTATAGATAATTTGATTAATGAGAATTCAAATAAACTTACATTATTTGATAAATTGCGTATAAAAATTAAAAATGATACTGGTGAAGATATTGAAAATCTTAAAAGAAGATATGTTGGTATTCACATGAAACGTTCAGGCGCTTTTGTGTGGACTTCTAATTTAGTCGGTTCTCATGTGGAAGTTGGTAGTTCTATACCAGTGTCAGTTTTGTTGAAATGTAAGAAATTGAAAATTGTCGATGGTTGGTCGTTTGCACAATGGGAAGTTGTGTGTGATGAATAGATTGAAAATAATGAACTTTACTACAAAAATATTTCAATATGATGAAAGATAAACAGAATATACAAAATTTCAGAGATTTTAATGAATCAGTGAATAAACAGAATATAAATGATAGTATAGAAAATGTTATACGTGAAATTAGTTTAGATTTTAATTGTTCGTCAGAAGAAATAAATATGGGTTGTTGTGAAGATTTTGCTTATCGTGTTAAGAAAAAAATTCCATCAGTAAAAATATTATCAACTTATGAAAGTCAATCATATAAAAAATGGAAAATTTATGTAACGTTAAAATCATATACAACAGATTCATTAATAGAATTATTTGATGAATTTGGAGTTAAAAAAGGTAAACAATCCTTGAATGAAAATAAATCAGATGTAATAAACTTTGAAGGAAATCAATATATAATAAGTGATGAAGATATTAAAGACGGTGATTTATATATAAATTATTCTAATTATAATAGAGGTATTGCTGATAAAAATCTGAAATATATTATAGGAACTGTAATGGAAATTGGTTCAGATGGTGCTGATATTGTCATATATGCGAAAGAAATGAAATCAGATTTATTATCATCTTGTAAAAAATTGGTATTAAAACCATAGTATTTATAATCACATCAAACAACAACTAATAACATAAATAAAAAAAATATGAAAGAAATCGTAAATAATATACTAAATCAATTAGTTAATAATAATTTTAAATTAAAATATATCAACAAAATAGAATTGATTCAACGATATAATATTGGAACATCATCTTATGAGAATATTATTAATATCGAAGTTTTAAGTCATAAATATATGTATAAATGTAATATATCTAAAATATTAATATCAGAATATCCAATAGAAATTACTTACGCAGGTGAATATTCAAGCGATAAGAAAATTCCAACAAATATGTGGGTTAAAATGAACGAAATAGAAAAACAAAATTATCTGAAACAACAAAATCCATGTAAAGGTTGTCTATGCGAAACCGATGGTAATCATTGTCAATCATCAAGTTGTCAATTTTTATGTAGTTTTTAATTTTTTTTATCCAAATAATTTTTATATATTTGTAGAAATAACTGGAAAAAATTATATTATGAAAAAATTATTCGTATTATTTATATTAGTGATGATAACCTTATCTACTTATAGTAAAGGTGATGATATCGTTTTTTATTCATCAAAAATCGGAGTTTATAACCTGTATAACGAATACATCAACGCTGATGTGTATTGCTTAAATGTTGTTGGTGATGTTGTATTTAATATGAAATTAAATAGTGAATATTCAATCATTAACTTATCCGCATTACCATCAGGTATTTATACAATTAAAATAGTAACTCAAAAAGAAACAATCATTAAAAGAATAAAAATTTAACAAAAAAAAACAACCTCATTCAAGGTTGTTTTTTATTTAATTAAATTTTAAGATTTATTTCGTTTTACTATCTTCAAACATATTACTATAATCAACATTTGAAGTGCTTCTATAATATGTTGCGGCATTATTAATATTGCTGTATGCTATTGACACACCATCACCATCTGCAGCAAAATTCATAGCATTTCCCATTGAAATTCCCATACCTTCAGCAGATAACATCGCATCTTGATTTGCAGCCAAAAATATAAAATTCCAATTGAAATCTTTTTCCATTTCTTCAATCATTAATTTAATTTTAAATTGATTGAAATTTACACTAGCATTTTCTTCACCATCGGTCAAAATAACACATAATGTCTTATCAGAACGATTATTTGGATTTTCAGCATAGTGGTCTATTTGTTCATTTATAGTTCGTCCTATCGCATCATATAAAGCGGTAGAGCCTCTTGGTGAATAAGTTGAACGATTTAATTCTTTTACTTCTTTAATGTTAACATTATTTACTAATTTATAATATTCATCATCAAATAATATAATATCCATATAGGCAATATCATCTAAAGTTTGTTGTTCGGTTAAGAAAGAATTAAATCCTCCAATAGCATCTTTTATAATAGATTGCATTGAACCTGAACGATCTAATATACATATAATTTTTGTTTTCATATTTATTATTATTTTTTTATTCAAATTCAATGAATTAATCTAATTTTTCAGAACATTTTGGACAGAAATTCCAAGTGCTTTTACGGATTCTGTATCCGCAATTTGGACAATAGTTTCTGATTTCAGATACATCAATATTCAATTGTGATGTAGGTTTCAATTGATATTTTATAGTATGGAACGCATGTGATTCAAATTGCATATCAACAATTTTCATTTCTTGTTCAGATTCTGATCCTTTTTCAATTCTACCAGTTTCAACTAAATTTTTAGTGGATGAATTATAACAACCAATCGGTGTATTCATATCAAGTGTCAAATTATCCATCGTAGCAGATAGACTTGAACCATAAATAGATTCATTAATTTCATCAGAATAATCTACTTCGTGACTAAAGATTGCTGGTGATGTATAAGTTCTACTATTACAATTATTACTAGAACATTTACACATTCCGTTTCCTCTTGTTTTATAATTATTAAAAGTTCCTAAATATTCTTTATAAAATTTAAATTCTATAAGACCATTCATTTTTGCGGCATTTACTGCAGCAGAGTTATTTGCATCAATAGTGTATGTTTCATATAACATTTTCTTTTTATCATCAAGAAATCTGTCTAATATAACATCTTCACCTGGTTTTAATACCAAATAACCATCATTCTTTTTTATTCCATCGAATAAAATTTCTACGCCAATTTTTGTTTGTAAAGGATTGAAAAAGCGTATTTCAAAGTTTTCACCGTTGTTAAGAAAAATCTGTCCATTTTGGTAGATTTTCTTTTCAGAGCCAGCCACGGTAATAATAGCTGAAGGTTCCTGATCGAGCATTCTGTAATGAGTCATAATCATTTTTTTATTTTTTGTTTTTGATTTGCTAATTTTTTTGTTGCCTTTCAACAACTCAAAGTTGGTTAAACTCAAAACTAACAAAGCCAAAAATGAACATTAAGTCTTATTATATATATTTAAAATGTTGTCAAGTTTAACTTTTTTTGATTTTTTTTAAATAAAAAAAAATGTAACAAAATTTTCACATATTTGTTACATTTTTTATTTGATTAGGGAACGTTAATCACATCTACTCCAACCACAAGTTTTACAAGAAACACAACCACCTTCAAAAATAACTTCGCTTCCACACATTGGACATTTTTCACCCTTAACATCTTCAGCTTTAATATATCGTTTCAACATTCGTTTTATACCAGATTTCCATGATACAATAGAATCACCTTTCAATGATAACGAATCGATTAACTTGATTACATTTTTAACTGGCATACCATGTCTAAGAATACCTGATATTAATTTAGCATAGTTCCAATATTCTCTATCAAATGCTCTACTTAATCCTCTTATTTCTTGTTCATACCCATCTTTGTCAATATAGACAAAATCATATCTAGATTTATTAATATTAGAATCTTCTGAATTGTTATTGTGATCATCAATTTTAACCTTTTTGATATTTCCTTCTTCTATAAAATTTGGAATAGGAAAATCATCAAGTCTTCCAGTGAAAATTTCATATGGTTTATTATCTAATAGTCCTATAAATCCAATCCATTTTTCTTTATTATTCTGAAATCTTAAAATATTACATTTAACAATTTTTGGTCTTTTTGGTGCATGTCGTTCATTTAACATTTCTGATATTTTATTTTCTTTTTCATTTGATACCATAACACCAGATCTAGAACCATCTCTATATACTGTTATTCCTTTACAACCAGATTGCCAAGCAGTTAAATAAACATCATGAACAGTTTCTTCAGTCGTTTGTTCTGGTAAATTTACAGTGACAGATATCGAATGATCAATCCATTTTTGAACTTTTCCTTGCATCTTTACTTTTTCAACCCAATCCACATCATTTGATGTTGCTTTATAATATGGAGATTTTTCAATAATTTTATTTAATTCTTCTTCTGATATATGATTAATAGTATCAACATCATAACCATTTATATATAACCATTTCTTAAATCCATGATGCATAACAGCATATTCTTCCCATGAATCACCACTATCATCAACGAAATCAACTCTAGCATCCTTATCATTAGGATTAATCTTTCTTCTACGTTTATATGCAATCATAAAAGCAGGTTCTATTCCTGATGTTGTTTGTGTTTCAATACTTAAAGAACCTGTTGGTGCAATGGTTAATAATGCAATATTTCTTCTTCCATCTTTAAGTAAAATTGCCAATTCTTTATCGGCAGCAATCAACCTTTTTATAAATGGATTATTCATTTCTAAATCTGAATTAAATATAGTAAATGAACCTCTATCCTTTGCTAATAAACATGATGATTTATAAACATTGATAGCCATATTTTTATGAATATTTTCAGAAAAATTAGTCGCATCAGGTGTTCCATATATCAAACCCATAGCTGCTAACATGTCACCCTCACCTGTTATACCAATACCTGATCTTCTTCCCTCGATAGTTTTATTTCTAATTTTTTCCCATAAATTACGTTCCACACTCTTAATACCATCTGGTTCTACATCATTATTAATCTTATTTAAAATTAAATCTATCTTTTCTATTTCTAAATCAATGATATCATCCATCATACGTTGAGCTATATAACAATGATTCTTAAATAAGTCATAATCAAATTTAGCATTTTTTGTAAAAGGTTGGTCTACATATGAATATAAATTAATCGCCAATAACCTACACGAATCATACGGACATAAGGGAATTTCGCCACAATTTTTTGTTAATGTGTTGATCCTCAATGTGTTATCAGTAATAAAAAATGAATGTGTGTCATCAACCGTGCCATTATAGACATCTTCATAACCATCAACTTCTACGGAAATAACTTTATGATTATAATATTCTGCTTCTTCACATATATCATTATAATTTTGAAATCCATGTTTTGTTTTCAATCTAAATGGAACATTATTTTCTTTACATTGTTCTTCCCATTCTTTCAATAGTGGTGTTTTACCTAATTTGAATTTAAGATCTGAAAGAATTTTAATTTGTTTTTGTTTTGTATCATCAGCTTTTATAGAATACGTTTTATTAACACTATCTTTTCTTTTATCGTGAATTATTTTATTTGAATTTATATAAATCAATGAACAATTATGAGAACAGAAAGAAATTTCTCTTTTAAAATAATTTATTTTAAATTCTTCACCACAATTTTCACAAGTTTTAGTTACAACTACTTCATTATTAATTATTTCAGCATCGTAACCATTATCTAGTGCAGATTTATAAGTTTTAACTAATCTTGGATCTGTATTTATATGTTCATAACCTAATTCTAATGCTATTTTTTTAGCTAATGTTATAACAGTTCCGAAATCTTTATTTCTATGTTCAGAAAAATATTGTGGTAAATTATTTTCTTTTGCATAATCAATCCATTCATTTTTACTAAATCGTCTGTCCAATTTTTGAGTTAAACATTTAGCATGGTATTCTATTTCTTCATTAGAAATGTTGATATAATTACTATTTAATGTTCCTGGATGTGATGCGAAATCATATTTCCATTCTTCGGTCATATTATGATATGGATTTTTATCACCAATCATATCTATTTTATGAAAATTATCATGTTCTTCTTTAGTCATGATTTGTAAATTATCAGGATTGTTATTTAATCCATTATAATCTTTATGATGAACAACAAAATCATCTAATTTTAAATTATTAAAATATTCTGCTATCAATCTATGTTCTCCGATATGTGTTTTACCACCACGCAAATGATAATATGTATTTGATTTTTTATATTTATTTTTATATTTAGTCATAACAAATAAACTATCGCCACATTTTAAATTTTTAGCTTCAACTTCCGTTCCATCTCTTAAAACAAATTTATGATTTCCTGTAACTCTATAAGATATTCCATCTTCAATTGTGACTTTATATATTTGTTGATTTTTTCCTGTTAGTCTAGGATTTCTCATTTTCCTTATACATAAATTACCATCATTATCTAATGTATATACTGGCACATCTTTTCCTTCTTCAGTTAATTGCTTAAATGAAATCGCATTTCTACCATCAGCAACAGAAACTAAAGTATCACCAACAACACAAGGATTTGTTGATGTAGTTTTATAACCAAAATCAGAATAACAATCTGGCACAGATTCTCTTATTATAGTGTCCCAAAATAGAATGCCAGGTTCGGCAGATTTCCATGCGTTATGTACTATTTTATTAAATAATTTTTTAGCATCTATATTATTTGTTATTGTTGGATTATCTGAATTTAATGGATATTGTTGTATATATGTTGTATTATTTAAAACACTATTCATAAAATCATCATCAATTCTTAAAGATATGTTTGCGCCATTTATTTTACCCTCAATCATTTTAGAATCCATGAATTTTTCAGAATCAATTTGTTTTATAGATGAACTTAACATTAGCGCTCCACGTCTACCATCTTGTGCAACTTCTCTTGTTGAATTTGAATATCTTTCCATAAATGATACTAATCCAGTGGAAGTTAATGCAGAATTATTCACTGCAGTTCCACTAGGTCTTAAATGTGATATATCGTGTCCAACGCCACCACGTCTTTTCATCAATTGTATTTGTTCTTGATCAGTTAACATAATAGAACCATAACTATCATATTCATTACCAATAACAAAACAATTTGATAGAGATGATATTTGCTTATCGTTGCCTATTCCAGACATTGGACCTCCTTGTGGAACAATATATTTAAATTCTTTTAACACATTAAATATATCTTCTTCTGTCATAGGATTTTGATAATTTAATTCTATTCTATGTATTTCTGAAGCTATTCTTTTATGCATATCATTTGGATTTAATTCAAATATATTACCTTCAGAATCTTTCAATGCGTATTTATTTATCCATACATTTGTTGCGAGTTCATCACCTTTAAAATATTCTAATGTACTTTTAAATACATCTTCTCTATTATACTTTTCCATGTTTTTTCTTCTTTTTATAAAAATCTAATTTTTCTTTTTATCTATTTTAAACAATAAAGTTGTTAATTATTGCAATTCATTATATAAAATTTATATTACTAATATCTTTTAAGTATCCTTTATTTTTCAATTCTAATATTAATCCTCCAGCATTTTTCTTGTTTAACAACTTAAACATGTTGAATATATTATCTGTGAAATAGTATGAAAGTTCAACAAAAATATCACATTTTGTATATTTAACATTTAAATTAATTACACAAATATCATAATAATTATTAAATATTTCTTTATTAGGTTTTCTTCTATTTGAATTGAAATCGATTTTCGTTTTTTCTAGCAACAGATTATAGATATCTTTGGCGAGTTCTACATTATAATGATAATCGTCATAATTATTCATTTCAGATTCTTTTTCAGTTCCTTTTTCTATATCATAATTATCATCATACATGGATATATATGAAGATTCTTCTTCACCTGTTTCTATTTTACCTAGATATATAGTATCATGTTTTAGTGAATGTGTTCCTTCAATTTTATGTTTATTTACGGTGTCTTTGAACAATATATCAAAATCACTATCTATCACATCATTTTCGACAACAATTTCAATAATTTCGGTATCATTTTCTGCAATATTATTATCAATATCTATTTCTATGCTACTAATATCTATTTCCAATTCATTATCATAGGTATCATCAGAATAATCGTCATCAATATTTTTATTAACATCATCAATGTTATCATTTAAAAATTCATCATTAATCATTAAAACTTATTATTTTTATGCTAATCCAACGAATGTATCATTTTCCATCGTTAAATATTTTGTATCAAAATCAAATCTTACTTGTTCACCTTTGTGTTCACCATCTCTTAATTTTAATATTTTTAATCTGTATAGATTATTTTTTTTCATTTCAGGATTTCTAATAATTGCCCACACTGAATCAGCGGTTTCAGCAATGGCTTTAGATTCTGGTATATCCTTTAAATCTATATCATTTGCGCCCCAAACAGCTTTATCTGTTTGTGTGGCTGTTATAATACAGCAGTTATGTTTATCTGCAACATATCTTAATCCTTCAGCTAAATGTTTACCTTTAAGATACAACATATTTGTAAAGTCTAATCCTTTTTCAATAGACATCAAATTAATATAATCGACTAAAACCATATTAATTTTAATTTTTTTAGCAGCTTCTAACTTAGTTATATAATTATCTAAATCGGTTATGGTGCAATCTGATGTATTAAATTTCTTAACTATTATTTTACCTGGTTTATTATTGAACATTCCACCATGTGCGTTTTTTAAGCCATTTAAACGATTTTTCATAAAAATGTTATCTTTTGCTAAAGTATCATATTCATCAACTGGAATTTTTAGCCTCATAGATCCCATACGTTTCATACACTTCTGAGATGACATTTCTAATGTTATTAAAGCGATATTCAATCCTTGATCTGCTGCTTGAACGGCTATATTTTGCATCCACATAGAATTATGTGATAAAATACCATTTGTGTAAAATCTTCTATTAGATTCTAATGATAATTGTAAATCATACATGGGTTGTTTTTCATCATATTTTATAATGTCTATAATTCTTTCTAATCCAGTTTCTGTTTGAATTTTTTGATCAATTTTCAATTTATCAACATAAATTGTGTTCATATTTTCATCAAAAACTAAATGTTTATCTGCACATTTTAAAGTATAATTTTCAGTTTTTATTTCCCACACATCATAAGGTATAGTTTTACCTATTGCATTGATTGGTATCCAACCATTGTCTGTTGATATTTCATATTCATCAATTTTGATTGTTTCAGTGAATTTTCTATCGTGTGTTTCGGCAATATCAAATTCTTGAGTTAAAAAATCTTGAACCTTTTCATCACATATATTAATTGCACTGATTATTAAATCTTTCATATTTTTATTTTTATTTTTATTCTAAAATTAATCGTTTAAGATTATTGATATATGATGTTAAATGCATTTCAGGATCCAATGTATTTAAGTATTCAGCATTATATATTTTAGATAATTCTATAATCTTAAAACCAGATTTTAATACAATATCTTCATAATTTTCTATTAAATATTTAAAGAATGGTCTACTCAACATTTTTAATAAATCTTCAGTTTTTTCTCTTGGAAAATTATCTTGAACATAGAAAAAGTTTTTATTAATATTATTTTCATTTTTCATAATATATGAGAAAATATCAGCGTTGATATGTTCTTTTTCTTTTAAGTATGAATCAAAATCACCAGATATAGAGACTTCTTGTAACAATTGAACACTTGATCTAAAATTTGGAAAAGTTCTATCTATTATAGCACATATAATATCATCTGATAATTCAAAATTTATATTTTTACATATGGATTTTAAATATATTTTTTGATATGTTTTTAAAAAGTCGATTTCATCTTTAGAATTTGGATCAAAATTAATAACATTAAACCTAGATATTAATGCTTTATCTTCTTCAGTTCTATTTATTTTAGCTAAATTATTGACAGTTGCGACAAATCTTATTTCTGGATGTTCTTCTATATATCCTCTTAATGCTTTTCTCATATCTGCTGTGGAATTATCAAATTCTTCCAACCAAACAGCTTTCTGACCATTGTGATCTTTTAGTTTTTTCTTTTTGAATGGTATTGAAAAATTTTCACAATGTTCTGATATTTCTTCACCAACAACATCAATACCTCTTTGATCTGGCATAGAACAATTGATTTTTAATGTATCAAAATCTTCAAGTATAATTTCAACTAAACTCGATTTACCAGTTCCGCCACAACCGTAAAATAGTAAATTCATTTCTAACTCTTTATCTACGATATTCTTGATTCTTGGTAGTAATATAATAGGTATTTTACCTTTTTCTTTATTTATACTATTTGGTCTATATCTCTCCCAAAATAATTTTTGCTTTTGTTGTTCCATATATTTTTAATTTTCTTGTTAATATCAATTGACTTTATAGAGTCGTTTCTTATATAAAATATTTTATTTTTTGTTTTTTTAATATTTTAAATTTCTAATATAAAATTTATCCAAAGTATTATATGATTCAAAATCAATTACAGCATATCTATTATCTAATATTAATGTTTTTTCATCAACTGTATTAGGATTTGTAGTTGTATGTGTTTTTGAACTCAAATATCTTAAATAAAAACCAGGTTCGGGTTCCTTAGGGCTTCTAAGTAGAGTTATAGATTTATCATCATAATTTAAATTATTATTAACATAAATCTTAATATTTGTTAATTTTCCAACATATATTAAATTCATCACAGTTAAACCTTTATCATCTTTATGTTTAAACAATTCTTCTTTCGATACCGTTTTAAACATTTCTGATTTCATTAAAAATGATACTAATTGTGGACCAACAATACAAATATTTGCACCACCATTTTTACCATCATATGAAATTTTATTTGATTTTATTAATATTTCTGATACAACATTTTCAACTTTATTTTTAACATTGACACTTTTTACATATTTTTTCTTAAATATATTATAAATAAATTTTAAAATTTTATCACATTTAGTAAAACTATCATCATATTTTTTTGTAGCGTATAAATCAATTTTAGCTAATACAGTATTGATAATATTTACATTAGAATTTGATAATAATGAAGATATAATCATATCATCACTGATAGTAGTATAATTTATATTAAAATTTATCATATCTTGATGTGATTCCACTTGATAATATTTTGAATATGGTTTTAATACAGTTGTATGTAAACCATTCAAGTCTTCGATATCAGTATCATATTTATAAAAACATATTTCATTAGCTGGATAAAGACATTTATCAACATTAACTATATCACATATCACATTATTCTTAAATATTATATCTGAATAATCTATTTCATCTGATTTTAATTCATTTTTATATAACGGTTCTTGTAACATAACATGTTCGATTTTAGTAATTTCAAATCTTGTATCATTTTCATCAAATATAAATAATTCATTTGCTACTAAATTTGAATTCATTATCCACACATTATCATTGTGTGAATATTTAAAATTAATGATGATTTTCAATATTTCATCTGATACATTAAACATAGGTTTATTATCAATTAATGAAAAATTAGTAAATTTTACATCATATACTTGTTCGATTATCTCACTATTTACAGTTCCATTTATTTTTAACTTATATAGTTTATTTTTTTCATATGTTCCATCAACATAAAATTTCATTACATTCATATTTTATCGTTTTTTTTTAAATTATTTTTTACAAATAATATTAAATATATGATATTTTTCGTGGATTGTTGATTATTAATCAATATATATTATAAAATAAAATAAGATTATGTTATTAAAAAGAGGTGATATAGGTGAATATGTAATAGAATTACAAAAAAAATTAGGAATTCCATTCGATGGTGATTTTGGTGACATTACTGAAAAAGCTGTTATATCTTTTCAAAAAAAGAAAAAATTGACAATTGATGGTGTCGTTGGAAGACAAACATGGGAAGCATTAGGTCTTGATACAGATCAAAATGGTAGATTTATATTAAATAATAGTCCATCATTATTAACTAGTGATGATTATTTAACAAAAAATGGATTAAAAATCACAAAACATTATTTAGATACTGATGAGTATGTAAAAGATTATGGTGTTATAGAACCTTTAGGATTTTTTATACATCACACTGCAGGTTGGGATAATCCATTCAAAACAATTGATGATTGGAATAACGATAAAAGAGGTCGTATAGCGACTCAATATGTCATAGGTGGTTCAAACATAAAAGGTAATACTAAATGTGATGGTGTTGTTGCGGAAGCATTTCCAAATGGTTATTTAGCATGGCATCTTGGTGTTAATGGTAAAATTCATAATTATTCTGGTGGTGTAGAATTGTGCAATTTTGGACAATTGTATGAAAGAAATGGTAAATTTTATACATGGGTGGCTATTAAAGAAGATGGCACATTGAGAAGTGATGCTGCAAATTATGAAGTTAATAAAGATCAAGTTTATGATTTAGGATATAATTTTAAAGGATTCAGATACTATCACAATTATTCAAATGAACAATTAGAAAGTTTAAATAAATTATTGAAACATTTGAAAGATATATATCCTAAGATGAATTTAGTTAATGGATTACCAAAATTATTAAAAGAAGGATTGGATCCTAAAATAGCATTTGATTATAATAAAAATTCATTGACACAATTTGGTTTGTGGTCACATTCAAACATTCTTAACGGCAAATCTGATTGTTATCCACATCTTAAATTAATAGAAATTTTAAAGAATTTGTAATATGGAAAAATATTTTAAGACTAATGATAAATCTACAATATCAATCGATTTGATAGATATAAAAACCTTAATCGTTGACTTTTGTGATAATAAAAGAAATTGTAAATTATTATCTATAGGTGATGTTGATTTTTATATTAATAATTCACTAATAAAAATTGGATCACGTTCATTTCCATCCGATAAAATTGTAATTAACATCTTTGATGATTATATATTATATAATGATGTAAAACTTAATATAACTAATAAAAATTTAATCATTGGACATTTATCACAAAATGTAACAATCAAAAAAATATTTTTATCTAAATCTGAATTGATAAATATACCAGAAGGCTTAGATGATGATTTAGATAGATTATTTATATGTTCTTCTAATGATGATAAAATATATGATATTAATAAAAATACATTTTTAACTATATCGAATTATAGTGATGATGTTTGGTTATAATTAGGAATTTTTTAAATCATATTATCATAATAATCACCATTTATAATAGAATTTACTTGATATTCATCTCTGTAATTGTATAAATCAAATTCAACTCCATATATTTTCGCTAATTTCATAATTTCATTTTCCCAATATATTTCATTATCTTTATCTAAAATAATCACTGCTAATGAAAGTTCTTTATGGGTATTATCAGAAAAATCTTGTATGTATGGTTTTATTTTAAAATCATTTTCTATTTCAAGTTGTTTTAAATCACGATAGAATAATTTTTGTGATTTTTTATCTGTTGATGTTTTATAATCTGAATTATGGCAAACAAATTCAATTTCTTTATAATCTGATTTATTTTCATTTAAGAATTGGTTAAAAGATTTCATATGCTATAATTAAATTTTTTTAAAATAATCATCATTTTTGATTTTATCTATTATAGTTTTTGATTTTAATATATTTCCAAGAATTTTGAAATATTTTTCAACATCTTTTGCAGATGATATTTTATATTGGAATTCTAACGATGATAATTCTATAATTTCATCATCTATTTTATTATAAAAAATATATTCTGTTCTATTATTAAAAAAATTGATAGCTATAGGATAAGCTTTTATTTGTTCTTCTATTTCTTCAGAATAAACCATCTTACCCATTATATGCGATTTTAATTTATTCTGATCCAATTCTTTTTCAAATATTCCAACATATCTATTGATGTGAATATAATTTTCTTTACCAATTTTATTAATGATATCATTAAATTTATCTTCATCATAATTTCCAATAACTATTTCACCATCAATATAAAAAGTTTCCTGAACATAAACATCATCATTCATTTCTATATTGAAATTTGTTAATATATCCGACAATCTACCCAATTCCATTTTATGCTGATATAGTAATTTTTTCTGAATATCTGGATTTTCCAAGACTTGTATTTCATAAAAAGACAGACTGTTTATTCCTTGTGAATTAATCTTATCTAAGATAGCATCTATCGAATATTTATTTTCATTTAAGAATTGGTTAAAAGATTTCATTTAATTATTCTAATATTATTTTTATCAAATACAACATATTCATTACCCTTTGTGAACATTGAATTTGCTGCTATTACACCATCATATCCATTTTCTTTTGCGATTTTAGTAAAATTATATGGATTCATTAATTCACTAACTCTAATTGGTAATCCACTTATATCATATTTTTCATATAATATTTTTGATATTATCATAGATTTTAACCAATCTTTATTATTAATTTCATTCTGTGTTTTATTTCTAAGCACATATTCTTTTCCATCATAATCATACCATACATGTTTAAAATGTTCGTTTGTGCCATCACTAAAAGATATATTATTAAAATCGAAATTATTTTCTAAATCACCAATCAGTTTTGATATTTCTAATATAGTTTTACCATCATGTTTAACATTTTCAAAACCTTTTATTTTACTGAAAAATTTTAATAAGCCAGATCCTTGCACAGATGAATCCTCAATGTTTGTTAAATTTATTGGATTTTTTAGTTTTATTTCAACATTTATAATATTATTACCATATAATGATGCTTCTGTTTTATTATCAGAAAAATAAAAACCAAAACCATTCCATGCTGCTTCAGTATTCGATCCTATCTTATCGTAATCAAAAATATTAAATTTATGATCAGTACCATGAAACACCTTATATAATTTTTCATTTACTAAGTGTCGTTCATTAAGATATTCTCTTATCGTGATTGCTACAAACCTCTTCAATTATATTTTATTTTTCTTTATATATAAATATTCGAAAATTAAAAATTATTTAAAAATTTCTTTCGGATATTGTTTTCGTCTTTCAGAAAACCAAGTTCCTTTAATTGTATCATCGTAGTAATTTAATCCAGAAAATCTTTCACTTCTTTTTTTAGAAATGTTCGCCCATCCATATTTTGTAAATTGTTTAAAAGTAGGATCAATTTTTTCACCATTAAGTAATTCTATCCATGTGTGTTGTTGAGGAACATCATCACCATATTCCCAATTAACATAACCTTCTATAACAAAAAATTCGGTCAATAATTCTGGATTATTTTTATGAACTTCTAAAACAAATTCTTCTGCAAAATGAACACAACTACCAAATTTATCACAATATAACTTATCAGACACAATATCAGCAATATTTTTTAATATGCCAAATTTATCTAATAAATTATTTTCATTCAGATATTCATTCCATTTTTTAACTTTATTCATTGTATTTATCCTGTTGTTATATTAATAAGATAATCTAAGATTTCTTTTTTATCAGGTATTGATAATTTATCAAGCATAATTTTAATAGTATCTTTATCTGATTTTTTTGGAATATCATTTAACACTTCAACTTTTTTGATATCGTTAGAACCAACACCAGTTGATAAAATTTGTCTAATTTTATTCTCTAGGGTTTTTATTGAAAATCCTTTTATAGATGATGGTAACGATTCTTGTAATTGAAGATTTGATATTGCGAAACCCATTCCAGAATCTTGCCATCCACCATAAAACGAATAACCAATTGTTGCATCATCTGTACGTAAATACACAGATAATGTTCTTGGGTTTCCATTTGGACCATAATTACTATCAAATAATCTGAATTGTAATAATCCTGTTGTTGAATTATTTTCATTTGTGTCATTAAATCTTTTAACTTTCATATTTTTAATATTATTTTTAATTATATATTAATATTTAATATCAAAAAAATGTATTTAATTTCAATTTTTTCATTTGTCTATATTAATCAATATGTCTATATGCTGTCAAAATTAGATTTTCGACATCATCATTATTAATTAAACTATTTATTTTATTTTTAAAGTTATCTAATTCAAATTTAAATGATTGTTTTTTCATTTTTGATAATCTTTTCATTTCGGTTCTTAAATCGGTTATCCATGTTTCAGGATATAATGTGAAAAAATACATTGTTGAACAACCTTCGGATAAAAAATAATGATTATTCTTACATTTAGTATCTACTATATCGCTACACCACATACCATCGGAATCGTTTTTCGCTATAAATTTTGTATAATCATTATCAAATTCATCAAAGTAAATATTAACATAATTCATATAATACACTGTGTCATAAAATTTTATACAAAATATTTTATCACCTTTAACTAGATCAGATAATTTATTTTCTTCATCTGATTTAACTCTTTCTTTTTGTAAATTCTCAAGACAATTTAGTTGTTCTATCACATTGCATAATTCTTTTTCTTTTTCTGCTTTTATTCGTAAAAGATCTTCAACTGTAAAATTATTTATTTTCATATAACATTATTTTTTTCCTTTTAACTATCACTAAATCAGTATTAGCGACTTTATCCTTATTTTTATTTATTTTATAAAACTTACTATCACCACCAACATTTAAAACCACACCATCATCATATATTGTTTCAACATATCCTATTGTTGATACACAACTACACAATAACATTGTGGTTAAAATCATTAAAATTATTTTTTTCATATTTTAATTTTCAATAGTGAGTCTTTCTTTTATTTCATCTTTTTTCTTCATTGGAAAAATCCAACCTGGACCGCATGTTAATTTAAAATTAAAACGACCACCCATTTCCTTCAGCAAATCTTTAATTGGTTTTGTATCACCAATCACAGCAACAGCTTTTTCTGAATAATCAATAATTTTAACATTGTCAATATTAATAGCAACAGAATCTGTCACTTCTTTCTTAACTACAGTATTCTTAATCACTGCTTTCTTTTCAACAATTTTAAATGGATGTTCATATGAACCAACACTCAAATCTGTATAAAATTCAGGAATTGAACCATAATCACCATCTTCACTGACAATTCGATTGCCTTCATTGATGATAGAATGTATCTTCATTAAAATATCACACACAATAGGTTTACTATTATAAGTATCTTTAATATAAAATTCATTCACATTTTCATATGATTTATTACTATTCAATCTTAAATCGATTGGTGCTTCTATCACTATAACATTGATTGTAGAATGATGTCTTCCACTAACTGAAAATTTGTAATTTGGAAATTCTTTCTTCAATTCGGATCTCTTTCTTGAAATTTCTTCTGTAGATATATACGGCATAATTTTAAATTTTATAATTATAAGACAAAGATAATAAATATTTTCAAATAAAAAAATTAAACTTTTAAAACTTTTATAGCATCAGTTATCCATCTAGGAATTATATCATTATTATATTTTAAAATATCACTAAAACTAGAATCTAATATAAACGTATCACACCAATCATCAAAATCTCTAACTGAACGACCATATGATTGAATCAAATCTACCACAGTTTTCCAATTATACCATTCAGGTTTATCTTTTTGTCTGGCTTTAATTTTATTAGAACCTAAATACGGAAATGGAATTTTCATTATAATTTGGAAACGACTTAAATCATCTTTTAAATCCACACCTGAAATCATAGATGGACTCACAATAACTGTCGGTTCTTTTGATGTTATATGTTTTGTTAACATTTCTTCTCTATTATCAGGATCATGAAATATTAATCTTTTGTTCGTATATTTTGTCTTCAACCATTCACTAAATTCGTAACTTGAAGTGTGTATGATACCTTTCTTATCTTTATATTTATTTAATATCTTATCAATGTATATTAATTGTTCTTTAAATGTATTTTCTTTTTCAGCTAATGTCATTTTACCAATCTTCATATAGTATATTGGTCTATTCTTAACATCAAATTGTGAATCTACACTATAATATTTAGATATAGATGAATCTAAACCATTAATATATTCAAATAAATCTTTACTTAAAATCGTTCCACTCATAAATATTATATGATCATAATTATCAAATATAATTTCATTCATATATTCAAATCCCCATATAGGCTTCGCTTCCAATAAAATTCCTGAATACATTTTGTCAGATTTCAATTTTGATATATCTAAAATCCAATTTGATGGTTTTTTATTATATTCACTTATCAAATATTCAAATTTCATCTTTTGAGTTTGACAATGTTCCAAAAATCCTAAATATTTCTGCTTAATTTTAACCGAAGATTTTTCCAGTTGTTTTTTGAAAAATTCTATCTTTTTATTGATATCTCCAATAAATTGATTTTCTATAAAACCTATATACTGCTTTATTGTCTTTATTTTCATTATAGTATTATCATAATCTTCTAATTCTCTTAACTCAAACCCATAATTCTTCAGCGATTTAACACTTAAAGATGTTGAAATATAATCACAAAACACTGATTCAAAATCATGTGATTCATCAATAATTAATACGTTAGATTTCTTTTCATTTAAAATATTTTTGACATATATAGATAAACTATTAAATAAATGGAAATTAGTTAATCCAATTGTTGCGGAAATCCATTGCTTTTTAGCAAATTCATATGGACAATCCATCGCACAATGAGGACCTGCGGTTTTGCAAATTTCAAATCCCTTTGAACAATCTGTATCAAACGGATCACATATATAATTTGAACGACCTTTATAATTTTTTATAAATGGAAAATCATTCAAATATTGTTGTTGTAAAATTTTTGAATTGGTTAATATGTCAAATTTTGCTTCACTATTAATATAATTTAAATACCAATTAATAAACATAATGTTTAAATATGATTTACCTGATCCAGTTGGCATATCCAATAGAATATACTTATTACCTGTATTTATAGAATCCTTTATAAAATTGAAAACATCGATTTGAATATCTCTAGGTTTCATTTTTAATGGAAATTTAATACTTAAATCATCACTAATTTTAATCATCAATATAATTATTTTTTACATAATTTACCATCTTTTATGGTATATACGATTTCATCCACAATCGTTGTTGGTTTATCTATTTCTTTTAACTCTAATACTCTATTAAATGCTGAATTAATATCATCAAAACTTTCATCTAATAATCTATCACTAAGGGCGAAACAAGCAAAGTGCAAATCATATGTCAATTCATTTATAAAAAATTTAATTTGACCATCACCAAAATGCCTTTCTAATATTTCATATTCTACTGGATGTTTTGTTCCAAAATTGATTTCACTTTTTTTATTTTTCATAATTTATCATTTTTCTTTAATGTATATTTTTTATGGAAAAAAGTTTTATGATAATGGAAAAAAATGACTTATTTTAATCTATATATACATTGTATTATATCTAAGAATTATGAAAAGTGCAAGATATAATTAAGATTGAATGAAAATTATCTCTCAGAGATACAAAAATAAATAAAAAATATGAAAAATTTGAAATTAGAATTATTTAACTTTAAAAACAGTTTAAACATTGAACAATTTGATGTATCAAAAATTATTCAAATGCACCTTGAAAATTATGATAACTTATCAGAAAAAGAGTTGTATGAATCATTAAACAATACAATGAATTCTTTTAAATATGATCCTGATGTTAAAAAATTGTTAGAAAGTGTTAAAGAAGAAATTGACCAAATGCCTTTAGTTTATGAATTGAAAGATTTATACAAAAAAGTCGAAAGACGTAATCTTGGAACGTTATATAGACCTGCGTTAATCAAATTATTGGATGTTATAAATAAGGATAATGATGATCTTAGAATGGAATGTATTCTTAATGAATTGAGTATGTATGATTATGTACCAGAAATCAAACATTTCTTATTAAAGGTTACATCATCACCAATTGAAAGACAGAATTTACAGAATACTGGTAAATCAGCAAAAGTTTATACATTGGTAGAAAATGTAGATGAAGGTCATTTAGCATTTGTTTTGGATAGATGGTTCTTAATTAGTGAAAACGAAATTAAACAGGTTGTAACTAGTGATTATATTAAAGATGTTGAAAAAGATAAAACTATTAGATTATTGGAAAAAGTTTTACAATATAGTGATATAGATGATAATAAGATCACATTTAAAATTGATGAAAATTTAAATTTAAGCGTATCATTAAAGAATAAAGAATTATCTTTGAATGAAGATAAATTAGATAAAGAAACTACATTAGAAACTTTATTTAATTCTCCAATTATTCCTTATTTGAAGAGAGATTATTATAATATTATTGAAGCAGCTATTAACAATTTGGATAAATTTATGGAATTGGATATAGCATTAAAAGTTAATAATTTATTGAAACCATTTACAGAATCTGTAGTATTTAATTATAAAGATAAAAATTATGTTTATTCAAGAGATAATAGAACAGGATCAAGATTTATCATGTATGAAAATGTAAGTGAATTGCTTAATGATATTCAGAATGAATATGATAACGATTTAACATATTTCTATGAAAATAAATTATCATCTGAATTGAAAACATTAAGAAAATTAGAAGATAAACAACAACAAGTAGAAATTAAATTGAATGATATTAATGAAGCTTTGAAAGAATTATCTGAGAATGAAGAATTGTTAAAGGAAAATGAAAATTTGAGAGTAACTAAACTTAATTTATTAAGTCTTAAAGATAAAGTTACTAAGGAATTGAATGAAATCAAAAATGAAAAAATTCAATGTAGAAAAATATTATTGAAATAATATTATAAAAAAATTAAGAAATGGATGTTTAATTTATTAAGCATCCATTTTTTTTAAGCTTAATTTTTTTAAGAATTTTAAGTTTTTTAAGTAAATATCTTATAAAAATGTAAATTTATTAAGTTTACTTAATTTTTTACTTAATTTTTTTAAACTTTTTATTTTAAGTTTAGTATATATCGTAACGTGAAAAAAATTTTTCGCCATTTTTATATACATACTAGCTTTTGATATTTTAAATATATCTAAAAAACAAGTATATTTTTTTTAAAAAATATTAAAAAACAATTAAAAAATAATGGCGTATTATTTAAATGACGTAGATTTATTTTATGAAATAATTCTAAGTAAAGGTAAGGGTGAATTAACAGAAAAGGGTAAGTATTATATTCAGTTAGTTGGTGAAAATGCGATTAGAAAAAAAATTAAAGATTATAGTAAAAAAGATGATATGTTAGATTGTTTACAGACTGGACTATTATTAATGTTAGAAAATTGGTATAATTTTAATGAGAAGAAATATAAGGTGGCTCTACCATATTTTACCGAAGTTTTTAAAAGAGCAACAGCACAAGCATTTAATGAAATTTATGGTAAAAAAAGACATCAACCTGATGTTAAATGGTTGAGTTTAGATTCCACTAATAGTGGTAAGGGTATGCATAATATGTAGTATTTATTTGAAAATAAGTATCAAATAATTTTTTTATTTCAACATTTTGCCTTATATTTGTATTGTAATCAAATAATATATAAGGATATGGAAAAATATGTTAAAGATAGTGTAGATGTTAATGAAATCGTAAAGAATTTCGAAAACAAATGTTATACACCATTATTTGATAATGTTATGTCAGGTGTTATCTATGATAAAGAAACTTTATTTGATATTTTAGATTTCTTTGTTAGAAATGATGATAATAGAGCATTTGAAATGTTAGAAATCATAAATAAACCGATTTATAACTTTGACATTTCTGAATTAATTAAGAAAGAATTTGACCATTATGTTGAAATTGAATGGTATGAAGAATGTAACATGTATAAAAAATATAACTTAATCTAAATGAAAAAATCACCCAATGGGTGATTTTGTTTTGCCTTATTGTCTATAACCTATACTGTTGCTGGAACTGTAGTAGATGGTGTTGTGATATTTAAAATATGTTCAATAGAATCTGCCAACATAATTATAGCATCAGATGTTGTTACGGTTATGTCTTTTATATTTTTTTCAACGTCATCAAATATTGCTAATTTATTATCAGTGGTTGCTACCTTATCATTAGTAGTTGCTACCTTATCATTAGTGGTTGCTACCTTATCATTAGTGGTTGCTACCTTATCATTAGTGGTTGCTACCTTATCATTATTAGTCGCAATTTCTGTAGATATCTGTGAATTTATATCATCCTCGTTTAAAACTTTTGTAAATTTCTTCATATTTATTTTATTATTTTGTATTTTCGTCTATATTCCTAAACACAGCATTAGCATTTGTCAATAAATCTTTTGATAATCCACCATCCATTACATTTTTCCACACCTTGTCAGAAACAAATTCGAACACACCTTTTATATGAAATAAATATTTGTAAGAATATTCTTTTGAAAAAGTCATATTATCTGTATATTCAACTAATGCTGTATCATCATACTTATCTTTTTTATAATTGATAATGTATGTTTTTTTTATTTTAGTGCCATTATCGATAGTGTTTATCAGATATACAAAAGAATATTGATTTTCAGAACCAGACACCTCTTCCTTTCTCAATAATGTTCTAATCTTATGTTCACTTTTTATACTATCTGGATTTTGTAAAAATGTTTTGAATATTCTAACATAGATATCTTCATATTTATCAAGATTTGGATTCTTTATAGTGTGTGTGTATTTTTCAATATTTTCTTTTATCACAGATAGATCTGCATCACTGTCTATATCCAATTCTTTACAAGATTTTAAAATATCTTGAATATCACATATAGCTACGGGTTGAAATGATTTGACATTATTATCTAAGTCAGTTTTATATACGATCAATCCAAATGGTTTTCTTCCATCTTTTGTTGTGCTTTCACAATCCAATAATGCATAATTACCACTAGGAATTTTAGTCACCTTTTTTATTGATATTGATTTAGCCACATCGTCACTAATTATTGGATTTTTTACTGTCGATGGCATACCGTTTTGAATTTGTTCTGTTGGTGTATTATTCCAAAGATCTCTAAATTTCTTATCACCATTGACTAATGCAGGTGGATCTAAACTTTGAGGAAAATCACCTGTGGCAGAAAATAAATGTACATATTGCGCTTTAACACTAGCCAACATTTGAAACCATTTATTTTTTAATTTATTTTGATCTGGTCCAGTTGTTGTCCAATTTATTCTAGAATACACATCATTTCTTTTATCTTTATATTTATCTTCATCATAAATCCATTCGGCTTTTAATTGGTATTCTTTAAGTTTTTCTTTATTTACATTTGCAATTAAATCTACTCTGAATTTTTTTTGTGTTTCTGAATCCATTTCACTTAAAGCTTTATATGGATCAAAATCTAATACATTTATATCACCATATTCTTTATCTATTGTTTTATCACCAGTTCTTATAATATTACTTAATTTAGATGACATAATTTTAGTTGTCGTGTTATTACCAAGTTTTTCATCCAATAAATTTGTGATATTATACATTTCATTTATACATTCATTGAAAGATTTGCTTGATGTAGATTCATTAGAATTAGATATTGTTATCAATTCTTGTTTAAATTTTTCTACAGATTTTTTAGCATCTTCTAAATTTTCTTTGGTTGTGATTTTATCTGGATGTGCTACTTTTGAAAAATTCCAAAAAGCTTTTTTTAATGCTACACCTTTTTCAGTTTTTTCTCCCCCAATGATTTTCAAAGTTTTTTCATATTCACTAGACATTTCTTGAAAAAGTTTTTTTGCTTCTTCTTTATTTTCTTCTTCGGTTTTATAACTTTTAGTTTTGATAATTTCTTCATATCTATTATCATCTATGGTTTTATCACCTTTAGCGTTAGATATTATATCATCAATATTATTTTTCACATTCTTAATAATTTCTAATGCTTTCGAATCATCAGTAAATTTCTTTTCTTCATCATTTAATTTAGAACTAATGTGAATTAACATTGCTTTATCATCTTCACTAACATTATTAGGATTTATTTTATTAGTAATATTTTTTAGAAATATGATTTGATATTTTTTAGCTTCTTCAACGTCATTTTTTTTAATAAATTCTTTTATAGTTATTTTATCAACATCTTTTTCAACCTTAGTGTTTGTATATGGTTCACCTTCTGATAACGCATATTTTTTATTTTCTTCTTCTCCATTATGGATAACCTCTGATTTTTGTTCTTCAGTTAATTCTGATTTTAAATTTTCACTCTTAACATCATATTTTTTCAAAGTTAATAGTAATGCCTTCATATACTCATTATCAATTTTATTCTTCCATACATTCAATAATACCATATATGCTTTTTTAGCAAAAAAACTAAATGTTTTATTGAACATTCTACCAACCAATGATGTGCTCCATCCAACTCTGTTAGAAAAATCATTTCCACCACCTTCAGCTTCATTTAATTGTAAAGATTTTTTATATTTGTTTATAAAATCTTTTTGATTTATAATATTTCTCATATTATTTATTTTTATTTTTCTCTACCATATTAGGCACGTCTTTTAAACTATTATCCAATTCTTTATATATATCATCCACATACACCAAATCTTCATCATTATCAATTAACCATTTCTTTATTTCTATTGCAGATATTGCACCACCATAAACTTGATACTTATTAACCAATTCATCAACCTTACTATCATGCAACCCATTTTCTTGTGATTTATTATAATCTGAATAATTATTGTGATAACCTTCATCACAGAATTTTTTAAAAGATATAATCATACTTTCTTTTATATCAGCATGTTTCGTTTGTGCAAAATCCTTAACATCTTTAGTTTTCATATTAGATGACATATCTTTTATTTTATTTAAAAGTCCTTTATCCATATTTTTAGTATTTAATTTACCCTTCTTATAAGCGTAAACCATTCCCATTAACCTTTGTTGCGATTTTGATTTTGCTGGCATTATAATTTATTTTTCTTTATATATAAATAAACAAAAGTCATTTTTTTTAATAAATATAATAATTATCTTTGTAAAATAAAAATAAAAATGAAAAATAGAAAAGCATATTTCGATTACGAAATGATACAAGAATTTGAAGCTGGTATTTGTTTAGTTGGAACCGAAGTCAAATCAATCAGATTAGGCAACGCCAGTTTCAGCGATTCATTTTGCTACTTTATAGATGGTGAATTATTTTTAAAAAATCTTCACATAAGCGATTATAAAAATGCAATTAAACCACATGAAAATAAACGTGATAGAAAATTACTTTTGACTAAAAGAGAATTAATAAAAATTGAAAAAATTATTAAAGAAAAAGGTCTTACAATCGTTCCATTAACATTATTCTTTAAAGATAATCTTATCAAAGTGAAAATCGCTATCGCAAGAGGAAAAAAAGATTATGATAAAAGACAAACTATAAAAGATCGTGACAATAAACGAAACCTAAAAAATATTTAAAACTATGAAAAAATTATTAATCACATTAACTTTAATTCTATGCTGCAATTTCATTTTTGCACAAAATACAAAATATCAATATAGTTACGATACAACCAAAAGTGTTGTTTTTATTACTGATTATAATGGTGAACAAAAAATAGTCGACTATATATCTTATGAAGAAGATAAAAACATTAAACTATATGCTATTGCAGGGTTTATATGCTTAAATACATTAAACACTTTAGACTATTTAAATTATAAAAAATATATCAATCCATCCAATAAAAACTTCAACAATAATTTTAATTATTTTGGAACAATCGCAACGTCCACTCTACTTTTAACTGTAATTTTAATTCGTTTTTAATTTTTTTTTGTAAACATTTTTTATTATATTTGTATTCAAATTAGAATACGATATGAAAAATACTTTATTGACATTTTATGTAACAGCATTAGTAGACCGAGATTTTGAAAAAATCGTTCTTCAAGCGTGTTTATATAATACTGAATTAGAATCTGTATCAGATGCTCACGATTGGATTTCAGACAATATCACAGATGTGATGGATATGACTTATGCAACTTGCTTATTTGATCATGTTGTCATGAATTATGAATTGTGTGATACTGAACCATTTGAATTAACACTTTTAAAGTCTATTCATGGTGAATTACAATTTGACGATTCCAAAGATGTTTTAAAAGAAGAAATTTCTAAATTGAAATCTACTGTCAAACAATTAAAAAAATCCATAAAAACTAAGAATGACCTTTCATCAAAAACTATAGATGAATTACTATTGATGATATCTGAATATTCAACTATCGTTAATGATGCATTAGAATTAATCGACAACAAAAAAACCGAATCTGAAGAAATTAAAAAAGATTATCCATCCTGTTGGATAGATACCGCAGGTAAAGTATATAATGTCGGATTTGCATGTCATAACGAATTCGCAATGGAATATTTATATGAAAACGGTAATACATATGATGATATTCACAGTAAACATAGTTATGCTTATGAAATGCTAGAAAGTCTTGGTTGGGTTAGAATCTTAGGTTGGAAAGATCCACCATGTTTTTCATTACCAAAACATATAACAGTTAAACAAAGAGTAGCAATAAAAGATTATTGTTTAGATAATTGTTGTGATCTTCCAGAAAACATGAAAAACTGATTAATTTAAATTAATCAGTTTTAATAATTCCTCTACAATATTTTCTAATCCTTTTTCATGCAAATCTTTTTCCCATACGATAAAAACATCTTTTATTTTAGTTTTGATGAATTTTATCCTTTTATCATCTTTTTCCCATATCATAGACGATGTTAATGTTTTATTAAATGGATTAGGACGATCTATATCTTTGTATATCAACGGATTGGCGTGCCACACATCACCATAAAATTCTATTGCCAAATTTAATTCTTCTATGAAAAAATCCAAATAATAAGGACCAATCGAATATTCATTATTACATTCAGCATGAAAATAAGTGTAATTTTTATTTATTTTATTTTTCAATGATTCAAATAAAACTTGTGATATATTAGAATAACCAGAAAACGATTGTCTATTTTTAGAAAATTTTTCAAATTTTTCATGACCTATATCTTCACCATATTTTTCAATAAAATAATCTAAAGAACATGAATATCGTTGCTTATCAATATAATCATTCCAAATTTTTAAACCATCTATTTCACCATGCTTCTTTATACAATTATCTATTGTAACTGACCTGGATTTATTATATTCATCAAATTGTTCTTCAGTCCAACCATATTTATCTTTTTTGTATGTGTATGTGTTAGTGATTGATTGCTTTTCGCAATAATTATTCCATTTTTCAGTCCCATCTATATCACCATATTTTTCTATCATCGTTTCTAAACGAATTGAATAATTTTGATTTTTCCATTCTTTCGATATTTGTTCAGGAACATCAAACGCATAATTAGTTATATCACATAATCTATTAAAAACTCTGGTCTTATTAATTTCTTGATATAATGGAAATTTATTACTTAAACAATCTTCGCAAACTGATAAGTAATAATTTTGACCTAATATATTTTTCTTTGTTAAATATGATTTTTTATCAACATATAATTGATACTTGTTATTTATTCTGAAGATTGAATCATAATAATATATCGGACCACCGCAACAACGACATCTTGAATGATCAGGAAAACATTCAATTAAAATATCATTGTATATTTCTTTAGTTTTATTTTTTAAAAACCAATTTATCCAAGATTTGTTATATTTATTATTATTTTTACGTTTAGACATTTTAAAGTTATTATTTTTTATGGCGACACTTCTATCACTATATATAAATAATAACTATCAATTTATTCTTTAACACACAATATTTTATCAGATTTTAATATTTCACTAGGCTTAACTTCAAGTTGAATACCATTTCTAAAAACTATCATGGAATGATCATCTGTCATTATAATTTCTTTACCTGATTTAGTTTTTAATTTCCATTTTGGTTTAGATACCTTATGTCTTATAACTCTTTTTACTGAAGCATAATATAATCCTTTTTCTTCACTATAATTTAAAACTTTATCATTACATCTAACCGATTCGTGACCATTTAATGTTTCACCTGCAAAACCATTTCTAATATTTTCATTATATAAATCTTCAATGAATATTTTACCATTATCAGTATTTATAACACTATCAGCAGAAATTGAATCCGTATCACCATAAATTATAATTGGAGTTTCTCTCAATCCTCTAGCTTTATCGAATGATTTGGATGTATCATCTGGTTCTATACTATAATCACTAGGTAGTGGATTTATTTTTTGAACGTCAAATATTGATATTTTATATAACACTTCATATTTTTTACCATTATTTTCAATAAAATCAACATCTTTTTCAGCTATATCAGATTGTTCTAAATTATATGTTTCAAATATTTTTTGAACACCACTACTTTTAATATCATCTTTTCTCGCCCACACATCTATTAATTCACCATCTTTTCTATTGATATAATAACCATCTTCCAATTTAGTTATATAGACTACACCCAACAGATTAAATAAGTCTTTATCATCATGCCATTTATTGTAGAAATAATCTTCAATCGTATCTAACATATAATTGATAACATCTCTACTCATAGATGTTATAGAATTTGCAATGTCTGAATTTGATACTGTAAATGCTTTATGACAAAACGCACCATACGTTCCATTCAGCACCAATTTTAAAGCTAATTGCATAGCTTTGGCGTAATCATGTTCTGATTTTACGGTTGATATTTTTTGTTTTAATTCTTCGATTCTTTTTCTTTTATCTGCATCAGATAGTTCACTATATTTTGACATAACATAATTATTTTTTAAATTTTATCAAAAAAATACTAAAAAGTTTAATTTAATGCAATATTTTTTAATATATATTATATAATAGTTCATACGGAACATTTAAAAAATGAGTATATTAATGATTAAAGAAAAAGAATTAGAAATTATGATAACAAGAAGAAATGTATCATATTATAAAAAACTTGGATATAATACACATAAAATAAATGAAAAGATTTTTGTAAATATTGCTGATGTCAATAAAAATTCTCATCAATATATCACAGCGATTTGTGATATTTGTGGATCTGAAACAACATTAATGATTCATAAATATTATAGAAATTTTAACAGACAAAATTATTATGGTTGTAAAAAATGTTCTAGATTAAAATTTAGAAATACTTGTAATGCTACATTTGGATTTGATAATCCTATGAAAGATAGTGATATAAAAATGAAAGTAGAAAATAGTAACATATTAAAATATGGTGTTAAATCAACATTATTAGATCCAAAAACCTTAGTAAAAATTAAAAACACTAAAATTAATAAATATGGTAGTGCTGAAGTATTATCTTGTAATGATATTAGAAATAAAGGAAAAATCACATTATTAAAAAAATATGGAGTTGATCATTATTCAAAATCAAAAGAATTTAATATTCAAATGTTTGATATTTGGAAACATGATACTGTGAAACGATTGATTGATAAAAATATTCAAAATTATATAATAAAAAATGATAAAACTATAGATATATATTGTGATAAGTGTCAACAATATTACAATATTACATATAAAAATATATATCAAAGAATGATGAATAATCACACTTTATGCACATTATGTAATCCGATGAAATGTGGTTTCAGTGGTAAAGAACTTCAATTATTAGAATTTATTGAAAATAATTATGATGGTGTAATCATTAGAAATGAAAAAATTATTAAGCCATATGAAATTGATATTTATTTACCAGAAATAAATCTTGGAATTGAATTTAATGGTATATATTGGCATAGTGATTTATATAAGGATAAAAATTATCATAAAATGAAATCTGATATGTGTAATGATATAGGACTACAATTAATACATATATGGGAATCAGATTGGATATTTAAAGAAGATATTATTAAATCTATGTTATTAAATAAATTGAAAAAAAATCCAAATAAAATTTATGCTAGGAAATGCGAAATAAAAAATATAACTGATAATAATTTAATTAAAGTTTTTTTAGAAGATAATCATTTACAAGGATTTATCAATTCTAGTATTAAACTTGGATTATTTCACAATAATGAATTGGTATCATTGATGATATTTGGTAAAAAGCGATTTGCTAAACAAAAAAAATATGGTGAATATGAGATGTTGAGATTTTGTAATAAAAAATACACAAATGTTGTTGGTGGTTCTAGTAAATTATTTAAATTTTTTTTAATAGAATATAAACCTGAAGGAATTATATCATATGCAGATAGATCATATTCAAATGGTGGTCTTTATGAAACCCTTGGATTTACTAAACAAAAAAATAGTGTGCCTGGTTATTCATATTATAATTCTAATTTAGAAAAATTTAATAGATTTGTTTTTAGAAAAAGCGAATTAATAAAAAAAGGTTATGATATAAATAAAACAGAAGATGAAATAATGAATGAATTAGGATATTTTAGAGTTTATAATTCTGGCAATTTAAAATATATATATTCTTAAATATTATTTTAATATATAATTAAAAATAATCAATTAATTATGATATATGTTTTATTATTCGGTTTTATTGTGTATCTAACTTATACTTTATCAAGTGTTGGTATATACAATAAAAATAAACCAAAATTAGTATTTCCACCATCAATAAGTGAAACTTTTTATTTTATGCCTCATTGGTCATTTGTTGGATTTTTGATGTTATCTATGGCTTGTGTTATGACGATTTCTTATATGTATATGGATGCTGTCGGTTCCTTAGCCTTATTTAGCGTTACAAATGTTGGTGCCTTAATTTTAGCTGGTGTTCCCGCTTTTGCAAACATGCACTACAAAAAAGTTAGAATATTACATTTGATAAGTGCGATATTAGGGTTTGCTGTACTATCATTTGGATTTGGCGTAGATTATGGTATGTGGTATTGGACTATCACAATGATACTTGTGGCTATAGGTACTTTTATTATCACTAGAAAAAGTTCACCAATGTGGTGGATAGAACACGCATTAGTAATATCTATGTTCTTAGGTTATGGTATTTTATCAATAATTTGTTAATTTTTAATGATACAGATAAAATATTATTATAAAAAAAGACCATCGCTATGATGGTCTTTTCATTACAATGATAATTTCAGATAGTTCCGATAAGGAAAAAATCCTATATCAGCAATATCATAAATATCATCAAAGTATATTAAGACTAAACCAGGTTGATCTATACTATTCATTCGATATAAAATAACATCATTTACTGTTTCATCTATTATTGCTGTTAAATTCAATTTATCAAATATATTTTTATATTTATCAAATGTGAATTGATTGGCGATTATATGGTTTGCTGGTCCCATTCTGTTTTTGGAAGCAATATAATTTGATGCTTTTATCAATTTTTCTTCAACATCATAAACATTTGATATCCCATTATAAGTGTTTATATCTTCATCACGATGAATATTACTCAGATAAATAATTTTATCAATAATATTTTTTCTGATGTTTGATGTATCTGTATTAGATAATTTTGATGCTTTGGTAATAACAGTTGGCGACATTACTGAAGCTATTGGTATTTCATTTATTGGTATTTCATTAGAGTCATTTATATCAAATCCTGCATTTGAATATATTTCATTAGTAAAATCGATATACATTAATTCATATTCTTCAGAATGTGCCTTTTTAACAGTGATTATATCATTATATTGTTCAAAATTCATATTTTATTGTTATTTTTATTCAACATTGATTTCTGGTTCAACATTGATTTCTGGTTCAACATTGGTAGTGTTTCCAGAATGTACGTATTCTTTTTGTTTTTCTTGTAACTGTTTAACAAATTCTTGAAATTGTCTTTCAGTCTTTACTTTATTAGCTTTAATTTCTTTGTTTCGGTTAGCAACTTTTTTATTATGTGCTTTTTTACCACCTCTTGTTTTACTTGTTGGCATAATCTTTATATTTTTTATTTATTTTATATTTAAAATTCTATTTTGTTTAATATATTTTGACTTATATTTTTTAATATATAATTATAAAAAATATAAAAAATGGCTACATATAACACATATGATAAGAATAATTTGAACAGTTTTGGTGGTGAAGCGGATTATAATAAAGGATTTTTCAATAAGAATTTAAGATTATTATCAAATTGGGGAATGAACGTTGATGATATGATATTGAAAAATACGTATTCGATAGGTGTTCATGATGATCCTCAGAATAATGCAGGTTCCACGAACATGTATGATTTATTCACTAAGAAGACTATATCTAAAATATTGGATAAGAAAGCAATAGCTTATTTGGATAGAGCATATGAAGATAAGAGAAAGATTTTAAAACAGTATGCTATTAAGGATGAAATTAAAGATTTTTTAACACAAATTTGTGATGAAATGATTATATACAATGATGATAATTTTTTCTGTAAAATGAGAGATTTACCAGACTCATTTGACAATACTGTTAAACAAAGATATCAAGAAAATTTCAATAAAATATATAGAAATTTCGGATTTAATGATGGACTAACCGCATGGAATTATTGTAAAAGTTTATTAATAGATGGTTTTATCGCATATGAAATAGTATATGATAATAAACAGAAGAATATTATAAATCTTCAACCGATTGATCCTATGACACTTGTAGTATCAACTGATCCAGGAACAGGAACGATAGTATGGATACAATATCCAGAAAATCCTCAGATTAGAAGAATATTATTAGATTCACAAATAATTTATATATCATATACAAATAATAGTGAATTTAGTGAAACATCATATGTTGAAAATTTGATAAGACCTTATAATCAATTAAAGATGTTAGAACAGACAAGATTATTATATAATATTAATCAAGCAGCTATTTATAAGAAATTTATTATTCCTACAAACGGTCTGACAAGATCGCAGGCAGAAGAACAGATTTTTGAATTGATGTCAGATTATCATGAAGATGTTCAATGGGATGATGTTATGGGAACAGTTTCTATTAATGGTAGTAGGGATGTCCCTCATTCAAAAGATTTTTGGTTTCCTACATCTGATTTAGGAACTCCAGATATACAATTAATGGAAGCAGGCGGAACGAATTTGAATGAAGATGTTATGTTGAATTGGTTTTATAAGAATTTAAAACGTGCTAGTAAATTACCATCTAACCGTTTCGATGAAGAAAGTGGTGGTGGTAGTTTTTATAGTGATGCATCTGAAATAACAAGAGAAGAAATAAAATTCAATAATTTTATAAAAAGATTAAGAACTATTTTTAAAGAAATTGTTATCAAACCATTAAGGATTCAAATGATATTAGATTTTCCTGAATTAAGAGATGATAATTTATTTCATATATCTATGCAGGCGATGTTTAATACCAATGAATTATTTGAAGAATGGAAATATTTAAATAATTTATCAAAAAGAGCAGAAATCGCATCAACATTATCATCAAATTTACAGGATGCAGAAGGAAAACCATTTTTACACATTATGTGGATTATGAAATATATTATGAAAATGACTGATGAACAATTAGCTGAAAATGAAAAATTTAAACTATCTTATGCTGCTGGTAGCGCAGGTGAAGGTGGTGGAGGCTCACCTGAAGGTGGTGGTTCACAAGGCGGAATGGCACAAGGTGGTGAAGCACAGGGTGGAATGGCACAAGGCGGTGGGGCACAAGGTGGTGAAGCACAGGGTGGAATGGCACAAGGCGGTGGGGCACAAGGCGGTGGAGCACAAGGCGGTGGAGCACAAGGTCAAACATTTTAAAATAAAAAAAAAGTTCAATGAAAATTGAACTTTTTTTATTTGATATTTAATCAAAATTTTTGACAATAAACAGCTTTATAGTATTGACAATTATCATACGTTCCTCTATATAATTCAATATTGTCTACAATATCAACTACTTTATAATTTACAACTGCTGTAGACACTCCATCATAAATAGGAACGATAGTTGTTGGGTTTGTGTGTTTTATTGAATCATATGGATTAATTCCTTGTTGATATAGCAATTCATCACCAAAGTAAAATAATGCCTTATACGCACTTAAACCACGTTCCCAACAATCTCTAAAAAAATCTTTATTTGCATTAATCTCTTCATCATTGTATGTGAATGTTATATCCATATCACTTACAAAATTTCTTCTTTCAAATATTCGCAACATATATTCATCGAATGATTGTGATAATATGTGAAAATCTGTCAATTTAAAACCATTATCTATTAATAGGTCAAACAATTTGTCGTGTAATATATCTTTATCTTCTGTTGATTCGGTATCAAACACTATTCTAATTTTATTCATTTTTCTAATCTTTTTAATAATTTAATTTCATAATCTATATCGTCTTGATAATATTTATATAAAAATTCAAATTCACTTTCTGATAAATTTTCATATTCCATTATTAATTCCTTATCTGCTTTTGGTATTTTTTTATCATCTGATTTATCTTTGTTACTTTTAGACCAATACCATCCAGGTATACCATTTATTTTTTTCAGGTATAAATTCCATAAATCCACAGCAGAATCTCTATCAATAAATTTATGATTTAAAAATTTTGATATTTTTGGATAACCTAAATAAAATTTTTTATTTATCATATAGAAACTATTCTGTTTATCTAAATCAGAGAAATTTTCATAATTATTTTTATTTATAAAAATAGAATCTACAATTTCTTCAAATTTTTGTTTTGGTCTCGCATTCGGTATCATTTAATAATTGTGTTTTTTTGTTATACATATTTAAGGCTAATCTATAATTTGAATATAATTTATTATTAGTTACTTCTTCAACAACATATGAAGGCGGTTTAAAATTATTACAATCTTCGATGTTATCAAATTCAACTTCTAAAATATATAGATTTAAATCATATATATAATCTATAAAATATTTTAAATTATTCTTTTTAAATTCATAACGATATTTAGATATTGTAACATCTTCGCACAGTTCCCATAAATCATAAAATTGTGATTTTGATAATATTATTTCATATTCATTTCTGATTATACTATCACCAAATTTAATTGTTTGATAATATGTTTCTTTGAATGTATCAATATTTATAGCTTTTCTTAATCTATAAGTATAATCACCATTATTTTTTATTAAATAACCCTGTTCAATTTTATATGATTGACCATATTTAAATTCTGGAATACTATTTATTAAAAACTTTCTTTCAATTTCTTTATTTGTTTTATTACTCATTTGTGTTATTATTTTGAAGTGTGTGTGATACTTGTAATTCCATCAATTTTATCATAGATTTCTTTAATTCTTCAGATTTATCATAATCATATTTATTCGCATATCTTTTCATAATATCTGAAATAATATCTACCATTTTTTGAATAATTGATCCTTCATCATTATATAAATTTTCTGTATAATCAGGGAAAACTGATGTTGAAAAATCTTTTGAATCTGAATCAACATCATTATATGTCATATCATATTTTTCAAACATAAAATTATAAAAATCGTAAATAGGATTTACTATAAATTTGAAATCCTCTATTTCTTGTTCAGTTAAATTCTTATCTTTTAATATTTTTTCTAAATCGTTAATCGTTACCATATAATTTATTGAATGTATTTTTGATCGTTTTTTCTATCACAACTGGATAGAATGATTTTTCTAATTTATCTATCGCAGATTTTATGTCGGTTATATCATATTCTGAATCAATTTTAATAATTTTTTTAAATATGCTTAAACCTTTGTAATAATCAGAATCAATAAAATATATATTGATACCTATATTATCATTATGATTATTTTTTATAAAATTAAATTTATCATCACCAAATAATAAAGGATCGTGTAACGGTAATAAATGTAAATTGATAATTTTAAATTTATATTTTTTACAGAAATTTAATGGAATTTTATCTTCATAACCATCCAAAATAATATAATGTATGTTATGTTTATTTAAAATATTATCAATTTCCACGTATTGGTTTGTTGTATAAGTATCAATTTTATATCGTCTAAGCTGATTAAATAAATTATCATTATCTTTATTTGATATTATACATTGAACTTTTGTGTTCGAAAAATTGGAAAAATGTTGAATTATATTTTCTGAATTTCGACTGTTAGTTGTTAATATTGCTAAATTTACAATCATTAAGTATAATTTTTTAATTTTTATATTAACAGTTTTAAAAAAAGTTTAAAAATAAATCCCATTAGTTAGACTAATGGGATTCATTGATAGAAAAATCATTATGAAACAATTACTTGATAGTGATTTCTAATTTGAAATCTTCCATACCACCATCTAACAATGGTTTCATATTGAATTTATAACCATCAGCAATAACTCTTTGTGCAACAAGTCTATAAATCTTCTTAAGATCCTGATATCCAAATCCACAAGATGTAGATAAATCTTTCTTGAAATCTGTTCTTTCAAGTGTTAATACAGCTTTACCATGATTATCGACCTTATCGATAATATCATTGTAAATTTTACTTGCTTTCTGTTCAGCCTTTTCTTTCTTAGTTTTTTTGAATTTCATGTTTTTTAAATTTAAAAATTAATATTATTTATTTAATAGATTACAAAGATACAACATTTTTTGAATAAAAAAAATTTATTTGTTATAAAATTCCGATTTCTGTAGATTTATATTTTAAAATATATATTTTTAATAAATTTCTATTCAATTCATTACCTATTGATACAGCTTCACCTTCACTATAACAAACAACATCAATACTCAAGACATAATTTGCTTTATTATCTACTGCTATGGGGTTTTTAATAGGTATCATTTCAGTTTCAAATTTTTCAATATCCATATCTGTTAAAATTATTTTAACAGCACTCATAAATTCATCTATATCTAAATCATCTGAAATTTCACACACACATTGTATTGTAAATTCTGATGTAGGTTTAGAATATCTAAACCCAATAGCTTTTCCTGGTCCAGAATATTCATTTAAATATTTATTAAAATTTTTAATCATATAATTTTTTTATTTTATATATAAAATTTTATAATTCATTTTTTAATAACTTTCACCTAAACATTCAAATAATCTTAAATATACATCCTTAACTGCAATGATATCTTTTGAACAATAATCTTCAATTTTTTCAATATCATTATCATACCAATATACTTTATGCACATCTGATCCTGATATATCATCTTTTGGAGATTTTATATTTAATAAATGTGTTAAATCTGCTAATGATGTTGCTACACTACCTGATAATTTTGTAATAATCGCAGTATCATAAATATCAATTTCCCAAGGTTTCTTACCTACAAAATTTATTATGTTTGGAATTTTAATAGAATATTTCAACATTTTTTTAAAAATAAATGGTATATCAAACTCTTTAATATTATGACCACACAATTTTAAATCGTGATTATCACTTTTAATAAACATATTTGAAATATTTTGAATCAATTCTTTTTCTGTTGTATTTTTTATAGATTGAGTAATAGTCTTAAACACGCCATTATTATATAAACCATATGATATACAAATAATAATACCATATTCTGCTAATAATGGTGCATTATTAATATAGACATCTTCTATATCACCTAACCAACGAGGATTGTTATTATTTTTTGCTCTATCATACTTCAATTTAAATGATTCTGAACCTTCTTTATCATTAATGACAAAATCAGACCAACTTTTATATTCGGCTGCTGTTTCTATATCAAAATATAATAATTTTTTATAACTTATCATTTAATTCATAATTTCTTTTAAAAGTTCAAAAACAACTTCAACCTTATATTGAAGATTTTCAACATAATACATGTGTAACAACACCAATGGAAAACAAACAATAGAATATAATATAACCATGAACATTCTAATGTAGTGTGCTGGATAAATTATTAATTTACCAAATTTAGTAAGAACATCAAAATCTGTGTCGATGTAATTATTATATACAAACAGTATATATCTTGCAATTTTTCCTTTTATCATAACTTAATTTTTATTAATTAATATTTGTTTTACTTTTATATTCCGCATTTCTCTTAAAGTTGGACAGTTTTGTTCAATACTTAATATAAGAACATTATTTTTTATTCCTCTAAAATCTAATTTATCTGTATAACCATCTGTTAATATTACAGTTGGAAAAGAATTCAATTTTGGTTGTGATGCAATATAATCTAAACCAGGATTTAATGTAGTGCCACCTAATCCTTTAATTGGCATTTTTTGTAAATCTTTTTTATTATTGATTATAATAAAGTTTTTCACTTCAGTATCACACTGAATCAGATTTATAGATATATCTTTTTGAAATATATATGATAATACTTTTTCAAAAGAACCAATCATAGAACCACTTGTATCTAAAATGCAGTTTATTTTCAAATTTTGTTTTTTATTACCTTTCAAACCTAAAATATCTCTTCTATTTGGTCTTGTAATGGTTTTTATTTTTTTAGAACCTATAATATCATTTGATATATATCTTTTAATTTCTTTTAAATGATCTTTTTCTGTTTTTCTTAATTTGTTTAAGATTTTCTCAACATTATCAGATATAATGCCACGACTTCTTAATTTATCTATAGCACTTTCAACAAATTGTTGTTTGACTTCATCTGGAACATCATCTTCGAAATGTATATCAAATGTTTCTTCACCACGTTCAATAGTTTCAAAGAAAGATTCGATAGAATACATATCAATTAACATATCGCCATCGGTGGATCTACCAAATGAACCATAATCACCTGCATTGGTTGATTCTGCGTTCATTAATTTTGTAGAATCGTCAATAAATGTGATTTTACAATTTTTATCAACATTAATTGAATAATTTTTTGGTTTATATGTTTTTAACCATTTAGTATATCTATCATTTAACCAAAGATATAATTCTTCAAATATAGCAGCACCTTCATATTCCTTAGGTATAAAGACTACACTATTTCTATCTTTATCATCCTTTAATATTTCTATTTTATTTGAATATATAGGGATATCCTTATCATTCTTTTTAATAAAATAAATATCAGCATAAATTATAGAATTTATAATCATGTCTGCAGCGAGATTTGCTATTTTTTTATCAAATCCAATACCTCTAGAATTATGTTTCAGTAATAGGTGCATTACTTCATGAACTGCAGTAAAAATTAATTGTTTGTGAGGTGTTTTTTCTACAAAATCTTTACCCCAATAAAAATTCATACCATAACCAGTAACATTCACACCACAAGTAGGAATATTAGCTTCCTTGAAATTAACAAATTGTAAAAATTGACCATAAAACGGTAAATCTGTTGATATCATATCTACAATACAATCAATCAGCTTTTGGTGTATATTTTGTTTACTCTCGATTTGAGTGATTTGCGAACTATTCAATATCATATATTTTATTTAATGTGCAAATATAAAAAAATAATATTAATAAAAAAAATTAAACATTTAAAATATCTATCCAATAATTGATTTTGATTAAATAATTGTGATATTTAATATCACATGATGAATCGACATAAGCCGAACCTGTATTATAAGCTACTAATGTCTTTTCCATATCATTATATTTTTTATTTAACGCTGATAAAAATAAAATACCACTTTTAACATTATAATATATATTAAATTGTTTCTCCCCATGTTCCATCTTTATACTATTTGTTGCTATTGGTGTCATTTGCATCAATCCATAAGCATCACCACCAATAGCATTATTATTCCATCTACTCTCGCTTGATATTATTCCTATAACATACTTATAATCAATGTTGTGAATTTTGCATAAACTATCAATATATATTAATAATTTTTTAGTTTCTATCGAATCTATTTTTATATTGTTTTTGAATGTCTTACAAATTAAATTTGCTTCAATCTCCTTATTTTTATTATAAATTATTTTATTAAAATTAGCATTTAATAATTCAAAATAATTATTATAATTATTACAATATTTTATTGAGTTGTCAGATTCACAAAGAATACAACAAATAAAAACTATCATGATAATCATTATTTTTAATATTTTTTTAATCATATTTAATATTTTTTTTAAAAAAAATAAGGTGGTTTTCGCCACCTTATAATAATGAAACTTTATTTTTTCTTTTTATTTATTTTTATCTATTTTTTCTATTATTTTATCCATTCTTTTATCTACATAAGAATAGACATCCTTATTAATATTATTCATCTCAGTGTAAATCTGATTTGTTGTTCGCGTTTCATCATCTTTATCGTAATCAATTCTATTATACAATTCCTTTACTATTTCACTGATTTCTCTTTGATATTCATTGTGATTTAATTTCACTTGATTTTCTATTGTTATTAAATTTTCATTTAATTTTTTATTATTTTTCATAACCCTAACAAGACCAACAACACTCACACCTATCAAAGATAGATTGAACATCGCCAGCATTCCTAAAGTAAAAATTACTATAAATTCCATACTTTTTTAATTATTTTTATAAGTTTCATCATCAACATATATACACTTATTATTATTTTGTTTATGAAAATGATAATAAATATTTTAATTTTTGTAATTCCCCTACAATTTCATCTAACACACTTACAATTTCATTATCATCTTTATAATTGATATTTCTAAAACTGTTGAAAAATAATATACAATTGTCTATAAATGTTATAGGTTCTATATCACTTATATTTCTTAATGGTGTATAAATATCTTCTTCTAAAGATACACGACCATATTTTCCTTGTATAATTTCTATTAATTTATCGGACAAATCTCTAAAGATGTGATTAAAATCATCAAAAGTTTTATGATCATTCATTTTAGGTGTTTGCCAATGATACATTTGAATCTGTGAAATCGTTTGCAGAATTTTTATTACTACTGCAGAACTATTATTTTCAAATATTTTAAATTTTGTTATCATATTTATTTCAATAAATTTATTAAATCTGTTTTTATTTTATTTAAAATTTCTTTGTTATTAATGTTCTTAATGATAATATATTTATTATCACCTTCAAAAAGAATATTATCACAACGAATATTATTTAATTTATAATAATTAAATAATGTTTCAACAAATGGTTTTAAATTTTTACCTGATTCAGTATTATATTTTAATAAAACTATTGATGTTCCTATTTCATTGATGATATAATGCAATTTATCTTTACTTATATTATGATTTTCTAATATAGTTAAAGTATTGGATGGTTTTATTGTAGATTGCACTTCTACAATTTTACCATAAAAAATAAAATCCTTTAATGTGTTTGTTACTACGGATTCTTTAACCACGGGTTCTTTAACAATTGGTTCTTTAATTTTAGGATTTTTAACAACAGGTTCTTTAACAACAGGTTCTTTTTGTGTAGTTTTAGATTTTACACAAGGGCATGATTTATCTAATACATCTTTTTTAGATGATTCATTTTTCATGTCTTGTGTAAAATTTGTAAACTTTTTTAACATTTTTAAAAATTAAATTTGTCCACCTTGTGGTTGTCCACCCTGTGGTTGTCCACCCTGTGGTTGTCCACCCTGTGGTTGTCCACCCTGTGTTTGTCCACCTTCTTGTGCTGGAATCTGTTGTGCAGTTTGTTGTGTCTGTGTTGGTTCATCACCTTGTATTTGACCCTGAATTTGAGTTTGTGGCTGAACTTGTGTTTGAATTTCTTGAGCAGGTTTAGGTTGAACTTGAACTCCACCTTCAAACCCTACAATAGTCAATGGTAAATTATCAATAACTAAAAAAGAATCTTGAACATACTTAGCTATCATTTCTGCTAATTCTGTGTCAGCAAATTTATTAGCAATATCATATCCACCATCTTTTGCTTTTTTCTTAAAAGCATTAATTAATTGAACTGGCACATCAAAGCCTCTAATTCTAAAATCGCTTCCAAAAAGCAATACGTCTTCATTTAAGGTTTTTGCACCTTTAAAGTTTGAGAAATTTCTAATATTATCCATACTTAAATTATTTTTTTTATATTATATATAAATCTTTAATATTCATTTTTTTGTTTATTTATATATAAATATAAAATAACCGAAATATAATATTTATATATAAAAATAAAACACATAGATTATGAAACGATTTTCAGATTATCATTCAATAAACGAAACCTTAGAACAGCAATTAAAAGATAAATTATCAGAAGATTACAAATCTTTAAAAAGAGGAATTTTAGATTTATTAGATAAAACATTGAAAACTGATAAACTAGTTGATGTGCAAAATTTTATAGATGGCTATATTAAAAATCCAGAAAAAACTACTATTGAAGGTTTTGTTGATGATGCTGATATATTTGATTTTTATCTGAAGTATCAAAATAATATAGATGAGGCGTGTACGAACAATAAATATTTTGAAAATGCGCCTATGAAAAATAATATGTATTCACTATATGATATTGTTATTGATGGTAGTAGATTTGCAGTATTACAATGTATGAAAATTATGAAAAATGAATTATTTCAATAATCTTTTAAAATTTGACTAACATTAAAATTTGATAAATTTTCAAATATTTCATCCAACGTTTCAGAATCATTGGCGAATTCATCATAAAATATTAATGTGTTAAAATTTATATTAACATTTAGTATTTCTTTCAATTTAAATAATTCTATAATAGATTTCTTTCGAATCTTAAAATCAGGGATATAATATATATCTTTTCCTTTTTTCAAAGCATGATTGATCTTGGTATAAACCATTAAATTGAAATAATCTTTATTTGTTATATCATACTCTTTCTGTAATTCGCAAATATCTACAATAACTTTATTTCTTATTCGATTAATCTTTATATACTTATCAAATTTCTTTTTGGTCTTACAAAATACTATAAAAAAATTCATCTATAAATATTATATATTTTTATTTAAAATTTGGTCAATTTTAATTTTTCTTAGGTCTTTTCTCATTTCATGATATAATCCATCTATAATATTTGTTATATTCGCATCACAATATCCAGATTCTTTAACTACATTTATTATATAATTAAGATCTTTCATACTACAATTCTTATATTCATCATTCAATATCTTATAAAACCTAGTTTTTTCCATCGGTTTTATATATTGATATTAATTTGTCCAAAAAACATTTTTTAAACATATTTTTTATTTATTTATATAATGATTATGAAGATATCCAAACTCGAATTTAAAAATATTAATTCCTATGGTAACGCCTTACAAGAGATAGATTTTGATACTGAAAAAGGATCAATAATTCTAGTAAATGGGCTCAATGGGCATGGAAAATGTTTATCTTTTGATACAATAATTGATATTGATGTGGAAAATGATGAAATAAGACAAAAATTAATAGATTTTTTAAAAAATAGACCAATTCCATTATAACCCTGCAATATATACTATAAAAAGTATATGCGACAGTATAATGATAAATTCTTCAAAAATTATAATATGAATTATTTAGAATATCTTGATAATTATTATAATGATAAAACTATAACTTATATTAAAACTGAATTAAAAAAAGAAATAATTATTTTACAAAATAAAAAAAATGTAAAACAAATTAAAGAAAGAATATTAGATTATTGGTTAATTAGAGGTTGGTCTGAATTAGATGCAATCGACAAAATAAAAGAAATTAAATTAAATAGAAAATCACCAGTATCTATTCTAAATTTAGAATATTGGGTAAATAAAGGGTTATCGGTAGAAGATTCAAAGAAAAAGATTTCTAATATTCAAAAAGAACGACAGAAAAATGGTAGGAAAAATAATCCTGATGCTTATTATAAACCAATATCACCATTCACTGATAATTTTTGGATAGCAAAAGGAATTACAAATTCAAGCGAAATTCAGCGAAAAATAAGATCGCAGCGAAAATTGAATATTGAATATTGGTTGGATAAAGGATATAATAACGATGAAAGTGGTGAATTAGTATCGTCATATCAAAAAGAAAATTGTAAAAAGAAAGTTGAAAAATGGAAAGATAAAACTGATACGTTTGATTATAAGAAATTACACAATACCAACATTGAATATTATCTGAACAAAGGTTACAGTTTATCTGAATCTGATAGATTATTAAAAGATAGACAAACAACTTTTACATTAAAAAAGTGTATAATTAAATATGGTGAAATTATAGGAACAGAAAAATATAATGATAGACAATATCGTTGGCAAAATTCGATGGCTAAGAATGGTAACATAAAAAGCGGGTTTTCTAAAGTAAGTCAAGAATTGTTTGAAATTCTACAAAGAAATTATGATGATAATGATAAAGAATATTTATTTTTTGCATCTAAAAATAAAGAATTTAAATTACCAAAATCTGATGGTGGTATATGGTTATATGATTTTGCTGATATAAAAAATAAAAAATTAATAGAATATAATGGTGATATATATCATGCTAATCCGAAACATTTTAAATCTGATGATTGCCCACATCCATATATGAAAACAACAACAGCACAAATGATTTGGAATAAAGATTTAAAAAAAGAAATCGCAGCAAAAGAAAAAGGATATGAATTATTAACTGTTTGGGAATCAGATTTCCTTATTAATCGTGAAATAGTGATAAATAAATGTAAAAAATATTTAAACAGATGAAGATAACATTAAAAGAATTATATGATTTTAATCAACAGACTGGTTTTGTTGACGATGGTTATATAAAAGTGAAAACTATTGATGATTATCAAACTATTGAAAAGGTTGATATAACCGCAAAAAATTCTACAAAAATCAAAATTAAAACTCAAAATTTTAATATAATAACATCACCAGAACATTTATTATATAATTGTGATTGGATAAAATCCAAATTATTAAAAATTGGTGATAAAATTGAAACTATTAATGGATATGAAGAAATATTATCTATTGAGATAGATGATAATCTTGAAGATTTATATGATTTACAAGTAGTTAATCATGAATTTTATGCTAATGGTATCAGAAGCCACAATTCAACTATTAAACAAACCATAGAATTATGCACTTTTGGTAAAGTTCAAGGTAAATCTGGTAAAAGATTAGCAACAACTGAATTAGCAAATAGACGAAATTTAAATTTATACGCAGGAATATATTTCAATAATGATGATAAAGATATAATAATTAAAAAATTTATAAGACCAAACAATGCTGAAATATCAGTCAACGGTAAAGATTTTAAAGAAGATTTTAAAAAAATGTCTGAAGAACAACGAGATAAATTGATTGGTTTCGATTTTGATACTTTTAAATCTTTTATATCTCTTAATATGAGCGATTTTAAAAATTTTATATCTCTACCAAAAACCGATAAAGATAAATTATTGATTAAATTATTTAATTTAGAATCACTCAACACACTATATTCTATAACAAATGAATTAAAATCAGAAATAGATAAAACAATAAAATCATTAGATACTGAAATATTTCAGAATGAAGAAACAATTGAAGAATATAATTTGTTGAAATCTAAAATGATAAATAACAAAGACGTGAAATTGAATGATATTAAAAATGAAATATTATCTCAACAACCACTTTTCATTGAATTGAAAAATAAATTGGAATCACTTGATGATAAATATAATAAAATAAGTGAAAAACTCGCAAAATTAAATCAATTAAAAAATGATAAAATTAATGAAAAAAATAAATTATTAAATCTAAATGATACATTAAGCATGAATATTGAACATTATGAAAATGGTATATGTCCAATATGTAATAGCGATCTTACAGACAATAAACACAAATTAGAATATTCTGAATTAAAATCTAATATAGATGATAATATCATGAAAATTGAAAATTGTAACAATTACTTGAATAAATGTATTTTAGAAAATACTAGATTAAATAATTTAAAAGATGATGTATATAGACAAAAACGAGACACCACTACAATTTTCAATGAATTAAAATCTAAAATATCCGAACTTAAAGGTAGATATAATTCTATGAAATCTGATATGAACACATATGATGATATAGACGATAAAATATTAACATTAACAACTAAAAATCAAAATAAAGTTTCAATATTAAATAAAATAAAACTTAAAAGAGAATCATATGTGAAGCTATTGAATATATTTGCAATAGATAGTGTTAAAAAAACTATCATAAACAATACTATGATACCAATAAATGAAAAATTAAAATATTATTTAAAAGAATTGGATTCTATATACACCGCAGTTTTAGATGATGATTTTAATGCAAAAATATATGAGTTGGAATCTATTGAAATCAATCCAGAAACCATATCAAAAGGCGAAGATAAAAAAATAAATTTAGCCATTGCACTATCATATTTAAATATGATATTAGAACTCAAAATGTGTAATGTTATGTTCCTAGATGAAATATTTGATGGTATAGATGTTGTTAATATGAAATTAACTATAGATTTATTGAAAAAAATATCAAGAGAACATAATATAAATATCATAATAGTTCATCATGGTATGCAACAAATATTAGATGTGAATATTTTTGATAAAATTATAAATGTGGAAAAAGATATATTTTCAAATATAACAATTACAAATAATTATTAAGCATTATCTTGACCATTCCCCTTTAGGTATTCTTTCATTTTTAAATGTTAAATCCTGATTATATTCATTAGATTTTTCTCTTGCTAATTTTAAAAAATTATAACTAATAGGTATTAACATATTATAATCAGTATAACTTTCAGATAAATAAATATCATTAGTATCATCATTTCGTTGAACACATAGAAACTCGACAGGTAATTCTTCATGCCAATTTGAGTATTCAGTAATATTCATCATTTTACAATAATGTCTAGTTATTGACGTGTGAGTAATTCCAGAAAACTTATCTTTATCACCAGGCGAATAACAAATAAAAAAATTACCTTCTTTATCTATAAGACCTCTTGAATATTTTGCCATTCTATCTAAACTTTCAGGATTTTTAAATATTACAAAATCTTTACCAACAGCATTAAAACTTAATATGAATTCTTCATTTATAAAATCATTAAATTTTATTTTCATTTACAATCATTTTTCATTTATATATTAATTTTAAATATAAAAAAAAAGGATGATTAATCATCCTTTTTTATTTAAATTTTTTCAGAAATATAATTTATCATATCATTTATATTATCAAAAATTGGAATATCACTTTCTTTATTTATACGATATTTTATATATCTTTCACCATGAAATCCTGGTTCAATACCTATAACTATATTTATATTGTTGTTCATTTTATGTTTTGTGAACCATTCTGATAGTTCAAATCGTGTCGTTTGAGCATAACTTCTTTCGAGATTTTGTGCCGCGCTATTTGGTAACCAAAATAATATTATACCTTTATTTGCCGCTTTATTCAAATATTCTGTTTCCCAATCTACTTGTTTTTGATATGTCCAATCTGAAGGTTTTTCACCCAAAATCTTTGGTGATGCTATTACAACATTTTTATCACCAAGTTTATCTGTTAAAGATTTTATAATTATTTGATGCCATTCTGGTGCATCTTGTATAGGTCCAGCTAAAAATATAATTGGATCATTGATATTTAAATTTAAAGGTTGTATAACTTTCATATTTATAGTTTTATATTTTTATAATATTTTTCATATTCTTTTTCATATATTGGTTTTTCACAATCTACCCAAATTGTTCTATCACTTCCATAAATTATTTCGGGTAAATATTTATCCAATGGTTTCGCATCTAAATTTGTTGTTAAAATTTGCCATTCGCCATTATGTTCTTTTTTCCAATTAATAGAACAGCCGAACCAAACTATGCTTTTGTCGAATCGTTCAATTCGTTCAATATGATAAGAATCGTTTGTGTTCCATTTTTCATTCGGTTCGCCTATCGGACTATCAAAAATAAACCATTCACTTTTACTACTTAATATCATATCTTATGTTAATTTTACTACAACAAATTGTCTTTCTGGTTGATTACCAAGAACAACCATTTCATATTTATCATCACATGAAGCTACAATTATACCTGGTTGATCAACATCATTCTTTCTGTAAATATAAATATCATCAATATCATTATTTATGATTATATTAAGAAGACCAAGTTTATCTGATAATTCATATTTCATTTTATTCTTTTCAGAAATCAATAAGTTATGTGCTATGCCGTATCTACCATGCGTTGCTACATAATTTGATGCCATCATTATCTTTGAAATCACTCTTCTGATTAACGCGTGTTTATCATCAGATGTATCAAAATCTTTTAATATATCAACTAATGATAATTTTTTTATTATATCATCATAGTTATTTTTATTTGATAATTCTATAATTTTAGAAATTACTAAATCTTGTATTTCTGAAATATTAGGATTAATTATATTAATTTCTTGTTTAAATAGTTTCGCTTCAACATTTTCTTCATCATATACTAAATCAACATATGGTTGATATGATTCATCATTTGTAAAATATTTAATATTTACATATTCTCTCAATTTTTTAAGTTTAAAAATATTGATAATATTATCATTTACATATTTAGTAATTTCATCATCACCATTAATAATAATTTCTTCACCATTTTTTGTTATAATCATGCGTGGTTCCCAAGATTTTTCTTGCATGATACCAATGTTTGTTATACCAAGATTTTTTAATTCTTCTTCAGTAATTCCTTCTAGATAATTTTTCATTTTTTTCATTTTTTTTAATTAAAATCCCAACATAATTCACTTAACATTGTTATATTGTTATTATTTTTTATTTCATTTCCGACTTCAAATTTACAAATAGTATTCAATTTCATCAATTCTGATTTAGCGGCATCATCTTTTGGTGATAATAATTGATCACTATCAAGATGATTTATTTTTGATAAATAAACTATAGTATCATAATCTTCATCATCAATTTTATTTTTAAGTGGTATGAAATGATCTAATATAGTATGATAATCGAATTTTCTACCATCCCATGTAATATATAAATAATCATATTCATCTTCAGCTATACCAATAAATCTACGCACAACTCCATCAATCAATACGTGTTGTCCTTTATATAATTCAAATTGTTTTAATGTAAATTCTTTATTTTCCATAATTTTTAATCTTTATATTTATAATTTTCAAATTTTTTATTTTTAGATTTCAATCTCCAGCTTATAGTTGTTGGATGAATCCCCAATTTTTTTGATGCTGAACTTAGAGTTTCATATTCAACATCATCTATAATGAATGGAATATTTTGTTTTCCATAGTATTTTCCAATTCTCTTTTTCCTTAAAATTTCCTTCGTTTCTTCTGAATGATGTTTATTATAAAAAGGATTTTTATCTAATAATTTAGTTTTTGCATGTTCAGATATTTTCTTTTTCATTTCTTTTGCTTTTTCAATACCATAAAAATCCTCTAATCTTTTATTTTTTATTGGATGAACATTATAAGTATAATACTTTTTTGTTCTTTCAGAAGCTTGATTTTTCATATCATCTGTCCATTTTTTATTATAATTTGGATTATCATCACCATATTTACCATATATTAGTTTTTTATCATCATTTGATAATTTATCAAATCTATTTTTTAAAGATTTTTTTATTTTATCAATAATGTTTTGCCTATTCGGATGTTTTGTTAAATTGTCACCACCAACACATTTTAAACCAATATTATAACATAAATCATCATTGTTATATTTATTTAAATAATCTTGTTCTTTTATCAATAAATCTTCAATAGTTGTTTCTTCTATAATAGAGTATGAAAAAGAATCTTTACCATATAAATTATAACTTCGTTGCAAATGTATATTATCATGTTTATTCATTTTCAATTTAGACTTATGAACTGACCATCTATTTTTTATATTTTTAGATGATCCGATATAAAAATTATTATTTATATTATTTTTTATAATATATATTCCAACTATTTTTTTCATAAATTTTAAACTGCAACATCAACTTTAATATTTGGATGCGGATCATAATTTAATATTTCAATATCTTCAAATCTAAACCCATTTATATTTTGAATGTTTGGATTTAATTTTAATATTGGTAATTCTTTTGCTTCCCTTTTCAATAAAATTTCTGTAGCTTCAATCGAATTTGTATATAAATGAACATCACCACCAGTCCATATAAATTCTCTAGGTATCATATTAACAACTTGTGCAATCATTGTCAATAAAAGTGAATATGATGCTATGTTATATGGCTGACCTAAATAAGAATCACAAGAACGTTGATAAAGTTGCATATCGATATATCGTTCTGGCACATTAAAATGATCTAATATTTTTATTTGTTTTAAAGGATCTCTTATTATTTCTGACCAGTCTGATATTTCATTTTTTGTCAAATAATTATTAATATCATCTGCAGAATAATTATTTTTACAGTAATTTATTCTTTGTTCCATGGATAATATTTCTGTATAACACTGAAAAAGAATATGGCAAGGTGCTAATAACATATCATCTAAATCTGATACATTCCAAGCATTAACGATTAAACGTCTTGAATCTGGATCTTCGATTAGATTATTGATTAAATTATCTATTTGGTTTATACCTTTCATATAGATTTTTTCAAAGCCTAATCTATCGATTAAAACTTGATCACTCTTTGTAGTTTTTAAGATATTTGTATTTTCTACATATTCATAAAACCCACCCCAATCAGTCCATTGTTTACCATAAACGGGACCTAAATCCCCCCATTTCAAAGCAAATTCATCATCTTTTTTGATTTTTTTCTCAAAATCGATCATGCTTAAAAATTTAAATTGTTTTTTAATATCTTTATTATTTAATTGATATGTTCTCAATTTTTGAGATCTATAATTTTTATATGCCCAATCTGACCAGAACGTACAATTATTATCAAGCAGATATTTGATGTTGGTATTTCCAAATTTCTTATATTTATCATCATAAGATTCTAAGAACCATAATAGTTCATGTATTAAAGATTTCGTATGTATTTTTCTTAACGTTGTTAAAGGAAATCCTTCTCTTAGATCGAATCTCATTTGATGACCAAACATGCTTTTAGTTCCGACACCAGTTCTGTCAGATTTCAAATTTGGTTTATTAATAATTTTAATATATTGTTCTTTTAATTGTCTATCTAAATCATTCATATTTTTAGTTATTTTTATAAATATATAGTTATTCGTTGCAAAAGTTTTATATTTTTTGCAAAGTTATACTTTGTTATTGAAATTTATTTAATTTTAAAGATGTAATAGAAATCATTAAACCAATCGAAGTATATTCTGTCCATTTTCCAACCAATATTTGATTTTTTAATATACTGAATATATAATGATTCTCGTTGTTCTTTACTATTATCTTTTTTACTCACAGTGCCACCAAAAATTAAATATTTTTTATCATGTTTTGACATATAATCTAATATTGCAAATTTTACAGTTGACATTATTTTATATAATTCACCTCTATTTGTTATTATTTCATCATCATAATTTTCCCATGCTTCTTCATCAGGTCCTGTAAAAGTCAGAAATCCAATTAAAATAGTATCAGTGTAGAAATTTTCTGGTTCATCTATAAAATCTATTTTTAAAACATCATCATACAACAGTGCCTCTTCAATTACAAATTGAAAAGTTATAATATATCTTAATCCGCTATCTGTATTAAAATAATAATTATATCCATATTCATCCAATTCGATTTTATCGATTGTGTATGGGCTAATTGAAGCATCACCTATTTCAAATTTTTTTAAATGTTTCATTTTCTAATATATTTGAATCTAAATCCATCATATGAATATGTCTTATTTCCGATATTGAAATTATTATCATTGAATATTATAATAGATTTACTTTGTCTTTTAGAATCAAAAATAATGGTATTATTTGATAATAATTGAAAGTGTCCTGGTTCGGATAACATTTTCTTATACATCAATTTCAGATTAGTATCTGATGTTGATGTGTGTGTTGAAACATATTTTGTTACAGTTAATGAATCGTTTACTGCAGAAATAACATCATCTATGATTTTATTTGGATCAGATTTAAAAATATCAACGTTAATTGGTTCAACAACTTTAATTGGTTCAACAACTTTAATTGGTTCAACTACGTTAATCGGCTCAACAACTTTAATTGGTTCAAATATTTCAATTGGTTCAACAACTTTAATTGGTTCAACAACTTTAATTGGTTCAACAACTTTAATTGGTTCAACAACTTTAATTGGTTCAAATATTTCAATTGGTTCATTTTTCTCAACTATAACAGTTTCAGCATCATTCTTATTAGTTTTAGCTTTTGTTTTCCTTTTAGGTTTAACTGTTTCGGCTTCAGTTGGTTGATCGTTTATTTTTTCCAACGGTGAATTAGAAACATCTTTAATTAATTTTCCTTTACCTTTATATTTATATTGTTCTGTTAATTCGTTTTCCATATTTTTATATTTATTTTTATATATTAAAAAATTATAATATATTACTAGCTAATTCTGCTAAATAACTTCTTTCACCTTTTAATAAATTCACATGTGAAAATATTTTTTGACCTTGCATTTTAGAAACTAAATATGATAATCCATTAGATTTTGAATCTAAATATGGTGAATCTATCTGTTCTATATCACCTGTGAATACTATTTTAGTTCCTTCACCAGCTCTTGTTATAATAGTTTTAACTTCGTGTGGAGTTAAATTTTGTGCTTCGTCTACTATAAAATAAATATTAGATAAGCTTCTACCTCTAATATATGCTAATGCTTCTATTAATAATTTATCATTATTTAACATTTCTGTGATTCTAATAAAATCTCTTGATGTTGGTTTATATTGATGTTTAATAACATTTAAATTATCATATAATGGTTGCATGTAAGGATCCATTTTTTCTTTGGCATCTCCTGGTAAAAACCCCATATCTTTATTTGACAGTGATACTATTGGTCTAGCCAAGAATATTTGTTGATATTCTTTTCGTTGTTCTAATGCTGCAGCAAGTGCCAATAATGTTTTTCCTGTGCCAGCTTTACCAGTTAATGCAACCAATTTAATTTCTGGATCTAATAAAGAATTTAATGAGAATGTTTGTTCAGCATTTTTTGGTTGAATACCATAAGCATTTTCTTTTTTAATTAATTTTATAGTATTTGATCTATAGACACCTAATGCGCTGGATGAACCATTTTTAAGAATTAAATGTTGATTTTCTGTAAAAATTTCACTTGTGATTCTTTTGATATCCATCACAGTATCTTTATGTAAATCAGAAATAACTTCAGATGTGATGTGTTCAATTAATATAGGATTATTATTTAATTTATTTAAATTCTCTATTTTATCAGTTTTATAATCTTCTGTTGGAATATCTAAGGATTTTGCTTTTAATCTTAAATTAACATCTTTTGTTACTAGTATAACTTTTTCAAATTTATTTTTTATATTATCACAGATTGATAAAATTCTGTGATCTGGAATATCTTCGATGAAATTATTTTTTATAAGTTCTGAATCTTTATATGTTGATATAAATATTTTACCTTTTTCATCACCCAATGATACACCTTCTGTAAAAAAATCACCATCAAAAGCATCTAAAATTCTCGTAAATTCTCTAGCGTGATAATTGATTGTATTATCACCATTTTTAAAGGTATCAATTTCTTCCAATACTATTATAGGAATTACGATATTATGTTCTTCAAAATTAAATATGCATTTATAGTCATGCAGTATAACGTTTGTATCTATTACAAATGTTTTAATCATATATTTTTATATTAT